TCGAACCACGTCATATAAGCGATCAACCTTATACGTAACCCAACTAATATACTCTACTCTAATAAATATTTCGATAATAACCTTGCTAGCCTACAGTTACTATATACTTTATCTATTTTTCTTTCGATCAAACTAATTTGTTATACTTCGGTATAAAACGTAGGTTAGATATTCTAACCTACGTATTCCTAGCTTATGCTCTAGGTAGCGGCTATTTTCTCAAGTTATCTTAGAACGGTAGATCGTCTGCTGGAGAACTATTCATAGTAGATAGATCATCTACTTTAGTCTCTTTATCAGCAATGACAGGTTTTGTAAATCTGTCAATAGACAATTCTCTAATCAAACTCTTATTCTCTGGATTTGTTTCTTTGTCGTAGAACCCTTCCGGTAATACCATAGGTTCAATTACTGCAAATTTAACATAAGTAGGCAAAGTAGTATAACCGTTATCATTATAAACTACTTTAACCTTCAATAAGACATCTTTATTAGCTGCATTTAGCATTGTTACTACCCATTCAGTAAATTCTTTATAAGAACTACCATTAAAGTTCAGTACTCCTTTAGGATAGAAACAATTCATAATTCGCATTATACGAGTAACTACATTAGTTACTTTAGCCTGATTCTGTTCAGCAGAATCTCCTTCTCTTTCATTTGGTTCCCACTCTGTATGTAGTAACTCTTTTCCGTCTTTTTCAAAACGAAACTCCATAAAGTTTTTTCCAGTAGGAGATGTTGCTGCTCTTACACCAGTAAATTTAACATTATCATGAATACCTGCTTCAAGATATTTACTGTCATTACTTGTTATTGCTACTTTGCTTGCTAATTCTGTACTATAAACCATAATTTCTTTGTTTTGTGTTATTATTCAGGTAAGAAAATTCTGTCCATGTGAAACGTAATTTCACCGTCTTCGTCGCTTTCTGCTACTACAATATTCTTACCTCGTAAATGTGGTGCTCTTGCCTCTCTTACTATATTACTTCCTCCTTCAAAGGAAATAATTGTTTCGTTTTTCTTTCGATAAACATAACCAATAGCATCAGCTTCACCACAGATAATATCCCCCAATCTACCAGTAAGATCTAGAGTCATTTCTGACATCTCTTGACCTTCAATATTTATCTGCTTATCACGAGTATGAGCAATTAATATAAGATGATCACTTAGATCTCTGAACAAGTCGATTACCTTTTTAACAGCCATTCTTAGCCACATATAACCACTTCCATTTGGAAGAGTACGAATGTCTGTACCTTGATAATTTTTTCCTTGATTAGTGCCTTTGTAGAGCTGTATGGCATAGCCCATGCATATTTCCTCAAGTCGAGTTGCATTATCTATAGTAATATACTTATACGGTCTTTTGCCTGTATTCTTAATTTCTTCTCTAATTGCAGCCACAATATCTCCAAAGTCTTTTACAGATCTTGCTTGTACAACTAGTGCAGATAAAGCCTGATAACCATTCTCTAAATCTATAATTAGATTATTGTCTAGAGAAGCCATAAGACTGGATTTACCAGCCTTAGGTTTCCCATAAAACACAGAGAACTTTGGATTACATATCTTTACTTCTGTTTTTTCTTTTGGTAATACAATCATAAAGCTTGTTTATTTTTGTATTCCGTGTATTCTGATAAACTCTGACAATTTCTGATAAGTACGGAATTAATATCTTATTTAGAACCAACCATTATTTTTAATCTTAACTGTAATATCAATAATAGTCTTCTTTGTTTTCGGTTTTAGATGGTTCAATGAGCCCGGCATAATAGGAATAATGTCGTAGCCAATCTGAACGAAATTATCGAAGATACGAATCGGAGTACCGAATTCATCTTCAAAGTCATAATCTTTTGCAAGAGAACTAAGTCCTGCAATAGCTTTGAAGAACTCGTCTTCCAAATTATACTTATTACTCAAGAAGTCATTTGCTGTATAACCTAGATTTGTCGGAATAGTATCCAGCAAATACAAATCAACAGTAGTCTTTTTCTCTTTCTTGCCACCCAACCAAGGATATGCATTTAAGAATTTTTCAGCTAGACTTTCTTTAAAGTTATTAGCACTAGTATTATTATTTTTCTTCGGTAATGTAAATGTATATGTTGTAATCATAATTTTTCAGCCTTTAATTGTTATTACTAAACGAAATCTTCTTCGTAGGTTCTTCTTCCCTTATAGTCTCAATTAAATTATTGTATTTTAGATCGTTATCAAACTCAAGTATAGCGCACTCTCCAGCATCCCTATTCTTTAGGATATGAAGATAGACTTTATTCTTAACTAGTAAACGATTCGGTCCATACTGTTGTATATTGAGTAGTTCCGGTCTATGAATACATATAACATAATCAGATGCATGGAATATAGTATCCGCAGAAGAAATGTCACTACGCATTGGGTAATGCATAGATGGATTGTTAATCCTATCAGGAGCTTCAATGTTTCGATTCATCTGTGATAACTGAATTATAGTAGTATTAGGGTACTTTTTAACCTTAATAAACAGTTTCTGTAAATCGGAAATCACTTTCAGTGCAGATTCTTGACCTTCTACAAGTAAAGTATGATCAAGGATAATAATAAATTTCTTACCCTTTGCATAGTTCTCGTAAAAATAATCAATAGTAGAAGCTATTTCTCCAACCGTCCCAGGTGTATCAACATAATATATCTGGTATGATTTTATTTGTTGAGATGCTGTCTCAACTTGCGCTAATGTGTCATCGTTTAATTCCTCGTTAGCGCTATATAGCTGTGCAGTAGTTTGCCTTAACTTACTACTTAATTTTCTACCTACCTGCCTTGAACTTAACATCTCAAATGAGAAGTTAAGGATAACTACATCCTGTTCAGGATTTAGATCTATTAAATCATTTTCAAGTGTATTAACAAATGATGATTTACCACTACCAGATATACCTACTATAGTATATATCGTATTAGGTTCAATTCCACCCATACAGTGTTTATTGAACTTATTCCACCTTGTTCTTAAAGATTGAATCTCATGATTCTTTCTTTGTTTTATATATTCTACTGCTTCTTTAGCTGCAATAGATATATGGCGGAAGGTAAGCGTATTAGTAGAGTTCTGTTCCATAATCATTATTAATTATTGGTTCTTCTACTTTCATTTGTTCCTCGTATGTCTCCCACTCATGCTGAGTGAGCCATTTCCACATAGTTTTCATATAACCGATTTTACCAGTAATCATTTTATTATCTATCTCATAAGATAAACATTTCATGATGTGCTGATGCATTGCTTTGCTTTTGCCAATTATTCGATTATATTCCTTCCTACATTTGTTCACATTTGCCCTTAAAAAACCTTTGGTTCCGTCAGGTCTTATAACATAAACTGGAAATAGGTCATAGAATTCATCAAACATAGATTTATCTTCTTTAAGAAGTTCTTCTAGTTTTTCTGTTTTCTTTATGACTGTGGTATTGTCTACAGTGCTGGTAGCAATTAGACCACGAGACTCTAACTCTTGTATCTCTTCTTCATTAACTAGGCTGAGAAGTTTCTGAATGTCTTGATTGATGTTTTTGATATCACTCAATACAAGCGTTAGGAATACTAACTGATTAATAGATAAGTTTTCAATCCTATCAAGGATTGAGGTGTCTATTTCTAAAATCATATTCTCATATATTATACGAGCATACGGTATTTGAAATATATCTGATAAGCCTTTGTTAATCCCATAGGCTCATTTGTAACGGTTTTAATTCACGGATTATCTTATAGGCTTCCATAATGTAATACCTATAATTAATCTTTCTCTCTTCAATTGGTTTATCGTCTAAGTAATTTAATAAAGTAACACCAGATGCAGTAAGCATATTCTGATACTGTTTTTCTTTTGCAACAAATATCTTTTTACCTACATATGGTTCATCATATTCTATAATTTCACCTTCTTTGTGTCCTGTTGGTTTCCATTTCCATAAATAGGCACCATTAGTACTTGCATAGAAACGATTAGTCCTTTGTTGTTCTTTATTATTATACTCAACATGCCATTGTTTACCAGTCTTTTCAGCCATTAGAAAGTCTCTAATGTCTTGGCAACCTTTTATAGTTTCTTCTACTGGTACTCCGTTCTTAAAAAAGTTTATTACTGCTTTCGGTATGATCTTCGGAGTTAGACCTTTCCCTAATTTCACAGTAGTAATAAACATACCCTTTTCTTTTACTTTATCATCTTCAGTAATAGCAAAGTAGTCATTTATAGCATATTGATACATAGCCTTAAAACGTTCTTCTTCTAAAGTAAGTTTAGTAAGTTGTTCCCATTCTCTGCATACTTTGTTTACACTATCATATACAGATTTTTTAAGTAATACAAACAGACCATCTGTATTAGCTTGGACGATTCGACATCCTAATTGGGTTAGTTTTTCAGCTAGCATTAGTAATAGTAACTGCCCATTTATACGTATTTGCATTACTGCAAATGGACTATAACAGAAATTATGTGGATTCTGTAAGTTACCTGATAATCCATTGAGAGCAAGCTTTAAGGTTTCGTTTTTAACCTTATTGCCATTGTGTTTAGCTTCGATGCGCTCATCTTTAATTTGTCTATATACTTCTAGAAATTCAGGTCCTAAATGTTTAGGATAGAACCCATATTCTATTAGCATACTTGGATATAGTGATGCAACATCTATATCAATGAGCATTTCATCTTCTTTTGGTATAACTATTTCAGGATCGTTCACTGAATGAATTCCTCCAACTCCTACAGAATATCTTAATCCTTCAAATATGAATTTATTTTCATATCCTTTTCTTCCTGGAGATACTATTTGACTTTTCATATCATCTAGTACTTTTTGAAGTATAGGACTATCATACTTAATAAATGGTAGGATTACCTTATTTAAAGGTATTACATCCATTGGAGATCTTAAATCTTTAATATCATACCAGGTTTGACCTGTCTTTTCAAGATATTTCTGAGTTAAAATCTTCATTCCAATGTTTACTCCGTCTTTACTAAGTACTCTTACTCCGTATTCATCTTCAATAGCTAACCTTAAATCTACATCTTTTTTACATCTATTGAGTAACTCTTCAGTAGAATTAACATCATTAATATTATACTCAATCATTGAATCTATTTGATTTTCAGGTAAATCTGCCTGCCAATCTGCAACAAATTCCTGTACATTTCTGTACTGCATTGTTACTTGAATTTCTTTCAAACCTACTCTTAACTTATTGCTATAAAGCATAGTAAGAATATCAAACGAATCAAAACAAATCATATACTTCCACTTACTCCAAGCTCTAATATCGTCTTCACTTGAAGTAGTAATTACTTTACTTAAATTAAATATAGATCTACATATATCTCTATATCCTTTGTATTTCATTACAACATAATAATCTATTATATAATTTATAATAGGATTATCATAATGAAGATTATTATAACCACAAAATAATTTATTAGTATTTAACTGAATTTTTGTAGTATATAAGTCTCCGAAAGTATAGTCTGTATTAACTGTATGAAAGAAATTGACTAATTCATCTAATTGATTTCTTCTGCAAGATATTTCAAATTTATGCAATTCACCTGTTTCTGTATTTTTTACAGTACAATGGAAAACATTGGGGAATACCTCAATATCATATACATAAACAATCTTATCTCGTATAATCATAATTAATAATGTTAGTTTGAGTCTGTGGAGGGAATCGAACCCTCATTTAACAGTTTTTCCATTTAAACTACACAGACAACCAGCATACTGCCGCATTAAAATTTCTAAATTATGGATTTGCTAGCATATTTTAGGCGGCTAGCGAAGCCTTTGTTGTACTTGTTTTTCGTACATACGTTTTCTTAAACGCTACAAGGGAAGCTTTGTACTTAGCCTTGTCTTCTTTGCTTTGTTTAATAGATTTTGCTTTAGATTGTTTCATATGAATAATCATATGATCAAACTTAACTTGAGCATCGAGCTGTTTTCTGTCGTATTTATTAAACCTAGGATAATTGATAGATTGAAATACGAAAGTACTTTTTCTCTTTTCAACAAGAGCTTTTGCTCTTTCTCGTTTAACTTTTCTACGAGCTTTAAGTTCTTCACTATAGAAGTTTTTTGGTTTAACCTCTTCTTCAGAAGTAATTTGTTTTACTCGAAATACTCTTCTTTCTGCTTTTCGAGCATTTCTTGCTGCAACTCTCTCTTCACTACGTGCTATTTTATATTCTTCTTTTCTGTTTTTATCCATTTTCATATCTTGATAATATTAATAGTTAAACTTATGCTGCTAAAAGTTTTGATTTAGTGTAATAGGTCCAATTGTTATTACTTAAATCTTCAACGGTTATTCCGGTGAACTTATCATTGTTTTCGTACTTCTTAGCTAATACTTTTACTTTAGAGAATGCTTCTTCTTTATCATTAGCATCTAAATAATCCGTGTAGAAGTCTGTACTTTTTATAGGATTATCTTCGCTTTGATTCTGTACTACATAACGGAACTTACGAGTGTTCTTTTTGTTATTTAGCACTTCTCTTCCTTTCTTTAGGAATTCTAAAACAGAAGCCTTCACCTCATTTATATGAGGTCTACTGGCTAACAGTTCAGCTTTATACTCTTTTTCACGTTGAAATCTAACCTTGATTTCTTCATCAGTTAGATTAACTGGTTTCGGCTGAACAAATAGTTGTTTTCTAATTAATCGAGTGAACTTCTTCTTCTCTTTTCTAGTATAATGAACTGTAGGTTCAAATCCAGCACTTGCTAGAATTTGCTTAATAAGCTCTTTCTTAGCCTGTTTAGCTGTCTTATTTTCCTGACGAGAGTTCTTTCCTACTTCTGTAGTATAGCTTTTTTGCTTAACTTTACCAACTATGTTGGTTATTATTACTTTCCCATTCTCACCCTTTGTAATATAGGGAGATGGACCCGGTCTTCTAAATACTTCTTCTACTTTCTTAGATCTACGTAATTTAGAACGGTTAGTTCTCGATAATTTCTTTCCTTTATGATCTTTATGTTTACCTGATAAATTCTTTTTCATAATCTTGATAATTTTAGAAGTTAATAACTAGCGAGCCCGAAGGCTCGCATTAATTAAGCGGCTAGACAAATAGGAGCTGATTCAATATCAAGTTCAGCTTTGTCATTAAAATCTTCTAAGTCTTTATTCAACTTATTAATTTCTATCTGCAGCTTATTCTTTATATTGCTGATGTAAGCTGAAGTAAGTTCCTCACTAATATTCAGATTCTTTTTGCCTTTAGCTCGCTTTATCTTTGGGTCGATTGTTTTAATCTTCCCTAAATGAAACAGTTGTTCCTGTTTCTCGGATAGTGAAAATATTGTATAATAGTTATTTTCTGCTGGTAAATCAGAGAACTTCTTATAACCCATATTAATACATTGTAAATACAGTTTCATAAGAATTCGTTCTTCTGCCATTTCTTGAATCTTCGTTAACAGTACCTTAAGGTCATAATTACGAATAGTTCCTTTAGAAATGATATTTTCGTTTTTAATAATCGTCCAATATTTAGTAATATCTTTACTAAGTTCATCGCGACGATTTTTTGCATATTTAGATGTAATTGATTTCATATTCAAGTGATTTGTTTTTTAAGTTAATACTTGACCGAAATCGTTTACTAGTTAGTCATGCATGACAGATTCAAACTGCCGTCCCTCTGATGAGTGCTCTAATCAACTAAGCTAATGCATGTTATATAATAGAGAACTACCCCATTCAGTAGTCTCTATTAAAGTAGTACCCCATTCAGTACTATTAATAGATATTGATATGATGAATACCCAGTTCAGTATTATAAATCATCACGTTCAACAATTTTTATTTCTTTTGCAAAATAGACCGGTAGAATCCGTCCGTCTGTTGTTTTAGCACCAACATATAGTTTATTTCCTGTTTCAGAAACTCCTACACTTCGGTTATGTTCTTTTTCATTCGAATACTTTTGTAAATACTTTTCATTGATATACTTAGAATGTAGTTCTCCGTTCGTACTACCTCTTACTACATCAAATAAAATATCTACTATTTTATCCAAATCATTATTATCGGTAGCTTCTTTTAATATGGCATTCATAATACCATAAAAAGCCTCCTCATTTCTTGCTTCTCCAGTTCCAGACATTGTGTCTGCTAATTTGATTGCTATATCAGTAATACTCACCAGTCCATGAGCATTAAAGAACCGTTGCCACCATCTAGGACCACTTCCATAGTACAAGATAATCTGTCCATCCTCTTGTATATCTACTTTTTTAGGTCTTTCGTTAATTCTCCCATTCAAGATCTTAACTTTTGCTAAAACAGCTGGTTCATAAATAATTAGCATACGCAAGATATCAACCCGGGAAGGTGATAATCTTCCGTTCATATCTGTTATTCTGTTGTAGTAGTTTCAACATGCACGTTTACTTCTACATCACTTCCAATACCACACTGCCGCATATAATCAGTATAAATGCGTTTGTTAGCATCGGAATAACCTCGAACTGTCTTAGACAGATTCAAGCAGTGACGAGCAAAGTTCTCGTAGTGAGTAATAGCACCCATGTTAGCTTCCTCAACTAATTTGTCGAGATTCGGCAAATCTTCAGCTGAGAAAAACATCGGACTAGCTCCGCTCTTACCAAGGCGGTCAATTGCTTCCGTAACGTTAGCCCGGGTAGCTTTGCTGAAATCCGGTTCAGCTATTTCGAACATCAAAGGTTCAACACCAGGAATGTCCTTGTTGATAGCAATCTTCGGCCGTTGATCAAGATCCTTAGCGACAATACTTACACTCATGATATCAATAGCTTTAATAATATAAGCTTTGATCTCATTGCGGAAAGTATTGATGCCATTCATGACGTCTTCCTTGTACTTAGGATCTGGATTTACTGCGATAATAGTAAATAACTGCTTACCGAAGTAAGGACCATATTTCTGTGCCACTTGCCGGTTACGTGCTAAGATTTGTGCAGCTGCGTTAGGAATCTGCGGTGCACTGTTGTTATTCAAATTTTCCATAAAAAATGTTCCCTTCTTGAGTCCGCATTTGATATACCAATACGGATCATTTTTTAGTTTTTAAGTTAATAATAAGTTAATGCTCTCCACTGTTCGATTATTTTATAGCATTACAATAATGGTAATGGTGAATTCAATCACATAATCTACTAGGTATTAAAATAATAAATGTTAATTTATTTGAAAATATCTTCTGATAAATTCTCTGATAATTTTCTGTTAATTCTGATATGTTTATCGTCCCGTTTCGACGGTTAAGATTCAACTTTTTCGATGCTTAACGCACCTCTCACCGTTATTTTATATCGCGATTAGATGCAATATAAAAGACATAGATCATTGACTAATGGTAAGTCTACCTAGTATTTCCGGATTATCGAAATTCATAGAATTACGGTCGTTTATCTAACGTTACCAACTCACAAGCCCATTACTTATAGTATGGCCCACTTGTACCATGCATAGGATTTGTTGTTTATTCTGCTCGAACACGAGGATTTCCACCTCTCATCGTCTCCTTGTTGCTCAATTGTTATTACTATTGAGTTGAAATGTACTACGCCCTTTAATCTACCGAGACAGGGTGATAGGCGACAGGTTATTAACGAATCAGCGTTCTCTTTACATATATACTTGCAATATATACTTTAGGAGTTTCTAATGTCAGCGATGACGGTTGGCAGTCTGGGGTGGATCATACTCCTTATCTGACTACTTTACAACAGTAGTTTGCTATCTCTGTACTCGCCATTGAACTTCCCAATTTGGTAAAGATTAATAATGTTAACAATTCACTTAGAACAGATTTAACTAGGCCGGTTCTATTCGGCATTAATTTTCAGATGCAGTAAAGTAATATCATCTATTACAGTCTTACCTCTCCGGTTCCAGGGTTCTAAGCTGGAGCGGCTTAGTTCTTACTTATTAATTTAGTTTATTTTGACCATTACTAATATCTCCTACTCTGGAATGAGTGTGATAATCTAGCAATGCACCTTTACATATCTTAAAAGGTATAAGCTCTGCTGTTTTTTACGAGGAGTTTTCTAAGCTTCTCCTTAGTATTATTTATCATTATAATCACACTTGCTAAAGGTGTGCAACGATTAGAATCAGGGTTATTGCGCCCTCAAACCGCTTAGACACTCTTGGTCTATTCATTCCTCATTCAATTATACTCACACGAACGAATAAGCACGTGAGTCACTTTAGACTTGAAAGACGGTATCAATCTCATATACCTCATCCCTTATACGTAAATTCTTTTGCGGCACGCTAGTTACGGTAGCGCACAGGATTGGCTCCTGCTCCCTGGTAATCAGTCTATTTTCACTATAATTTTAACATAGTTACTTAGGATCATTGCATGTCCAGCCTTCATATCTTTACTTTGTATAAGTATGTACCATAACACGGTTATCCTTACATTAGTATCAGTAATTACTCCCTTTATATTATGAACCAATTATCATAAAAACACTAGAGTTAGCCTATTTTTCCAATCAGGACGCATAGTTGCGTTTTTGTATGAAGCGAGGTTGGAACCCGCTTGTTGCGTTAGTCAGCCATAATGTATTTTTCGATAATCCTTTTCCAAGGGATTATCCAAGAACCCTTTGTCCTTGTTTCAGCATCGTGTTCATATTCCTTCTTGAGTCACATCTTGATTGACGCATACGAATATAGAGATTTCGTTCTCTTTTTGAGGATTAAGGATTTCATCTTTTGTAGTTTTTATTTGCTTATTGCTACGAATTCATCTCCTCGGTTTTGAATTAATTTGTAACTAGGGTATCTTCTTGTAGCTCCTATATTACGGGTTCTTCACTTTTAATATCACCAGACGGTTCTCATATTAACAGCGCAGGCTATTCACCCTCTCCTGCTTTCTTATACCTTTTTCACCAGTATAAGTTATTATCCTACCTTTTGAGTATCTCACAGTGTTAGCTGCTACGAAGCATCTCATAACTACTTCTTACATATTCTCGGATTCTGTCTTTTTTCGGGCTATGTGTAAATGGACACAAACTCCCTGACGCAGTAGTACTTAAAAACTTCCTTCTGTGACTGCCGGAGTGATTTACGCTATAGTTTTACTCCTCTCGAACTATGATATAATTATAGTATTTATATAGCGGCTATTATCATTAACTATTTTCCGCTGAGGATTTATCTTCTCCTATAATTTCTGACTCTGGTTTTACAAGAAATATGTCTCCAGAAGATAAGTTGATGTTTGCAACCACCTTCTTACCCCGGCATATATCAACTATGCCATTTTTTATATCATTACTACTGATATAATCAATTGGATCCATACGTCCTGGATCAAAACCATCCAAGTGCACGCATATACTACTTACAGACGAGCGTAAGTACTGTTCTACGAATAAGATGTTACTTATACTAGCTTTCGCTTGTACCTGTATCATATTAGAACTTTCCCCGGCTACTATAAAGTAACCGGTTTGATCTACTACCAAATCTAAATTACGCCTAGCATCTTTGCTATTTCGTATAATACGTGATAGTCGCATCATACTATTAAGCATAATAAGATTCTTCTTACTCATTTTGAGATTCTTTAGTAAAAGGAGAAAGTGGCTTTACATCCTCTGGTAAGTTAGCTATACTACGTACCTTTGGAAATCCTGTATTTACTTCTTTTACTTTAGTTCTCCACTTAACTACTGGTTTTAATTCACCAGTAGTTGTTACATTCACAATTGCGTCTGCTGTTCCTTTTACGGATACTTCTTGAGTATTAACATCATAAGATACTTCTATAGTATCTACCTTACTCACAGACTTTGCTTCCTTATTAGAGTGCATCATAGACATCAACTCTAAATATGAAGGTATTACAGGTTGTTGTGCCTGCACGGGTTCAACTGTACTAAGTATATTATAGCCAACAAATATGCTAGCAATAAATAAACCTACAGCTGACAAAATTCTACTATTCATATTGATTACGAATTAGTGAACAGTCTCTTAAACTTATATACAATACTCCACCAATTATGGAACCGGCTTAGCTTTTTTTTTCTTCAGCTGCAGCCTCTTCTTTCTTGGTTTCCGGATATTCACCTACAAGTACAGGAAGTGGACCTTCGAATTCGGCAATCTTGTCCATAGGTGAACGATAGTAGTTGATGATCTTACCAACAGCAAAACGCAGTTGCTCATTAGTAGGAGGAATCTTTCCAGGGTAATAGTTAGCACGAACAAGAGAGATAACCTTTCTAGCACTATCGCGTGCCATTTTGATTTCTGCCAATTGTTCATCAGTTGCTCCTTCAGGAACAGAACATGTGTAGTCATGCATCAATTTGTCAACATAATCTACGCCAATTACTCCCATTGTTGCTTGAATAGCTTTGTCATCTGCCGGATTTTCAATCTTCTCGGTTTTGATAACATTACCATTAGCATCAATTTTGTCTTCCAAGTTATATCGGAAGTTTTCCTGGATGAATGTACGAACGATAAGTACAACTTCATCATCTGTAACAGTAGGTACAGCGCCATGAACGATGCAATGTGCACTCACCGGCGAGTTTTCCTTCTTGGTATACAGATATACGGCACGTCCGATTCCTTTCATCAAACCAGCTACAGGTACAAGATGGAAAATCTCATTGATCCATTCGTCTATTCGACGATTATCAATCTTGAGCTTTTCATCAGTAGTACTAGCATTGTTGATACAAAGTTTACGATACCATTCAATGGTGTCAATTAAACTAATTACAATGTTACGATCTTTACGTAACAGATATTCCAAAGCACTACAGATCTTTTCATGATCTGAACCTACTTTTTCAATATCGGTTTCTGGAACTTCAAGTTTAGCCAGTTTAGGATCCTTCAGTTCTTCAGGAATAATAGTTTCCTGTGGTCCAAAAGGAATTGCTAACTGACCGTCTGTAGCTCCAGGAAGAGCACGCGGTGATGCAAGTTTCACACCGAACATAGTAGCCATTTCTTGCAACGGCATAATCTGTTCAGGAGACACTATCAACTGAAGTTTACCTTCAGCCTGCATACCGATCATTTCTTGCTGAACACCGAGCATTCCAAGGAACCATACAGCATTAATCGCTTGATTAATAGCATTGTATTGTTCAGGGAAGTTCTTCTTCAACTCTTCATTGTTAGTGAATCGTTGATGTCCAACAAATGAAAGCATAGCTTTAGCATCTGTAGAACTTGTAGAAGAACCAGTCGGAGCACCGATAGACTTAGCAAGTGTTTTCACTGCTTCAGCCGGATCTACTTCTTCAGCAATAACTGTAGGAGTCTTATCCTTCTTTGGCTTTGACTGTTGTGCAGCACCTTTCTGGGCGGGCTGTTTGTCAGTCTTAGCCTGAGTCTGCGCTTTTTCCTCTTTCTTAGGTTGAGCAGCAGCCGGCTTTTCAGTTGCTGCTGGTGCAGCTACTTGCTGAGTTGTTTCAGCATTTCCTTTTTCGGTTTTAGTTACTTTTGCAGTGTTATCTGCTTTAGCTGTTTCTGCAGGTTTTGCTGCAGTACTTGCAGCTGCTTGAGCTGCTTTGTTTTTCTTAGACGACATTTTGATAATGTTTTAAATTGTTAATAAATAAATGAATTCTGATAGATTGTTTAATGAGGTTCAACTATCATCCTCATAAGCTGGCGAGTCTCTGCCCTTAGTAGTATGACCACTAACTAATGCGTCTGATAATACTTCGGATGGATATGAAATGTAACTCATTACTCCTGACTGGCATGTAGTCTCTGTCACTAAAACTACTGGTAATGTGCAATCCATATCCGTATTATCTACGGTATTAATTAGCTGGATAATAGAAGCTGTAGTATCATTTTTAGTGAAATGATTTACAGCCTCTTTACCCAACATACCTACTAATAGACCAGCTAATATAGTGAATAGAAATACCCACCACATTTTTGTGGAACGCATAGCGCGTGCTAATACTGCTCCAAATAGAAGCAATACTAAAATCCATGTTGCTGACATAATTAGTAAATTTAATCTGTTAATAATTCTTTTAGTTTCTCTCTTGCCTTATTAAGGCGTGATTTAACTTGAGACTCTGTAAGTCCAAGATGCTCTGAAATCTGTTTGTAAGACAGATTTTGTATAGAGCGTAGTTCAATTATATTCCTATACTTCCAACGAAGTCGCGACAAGGCATTATCTAGAGCATCACTTTTCTCTGAGAAGATATAATCTTCTTCAGGTGAATAACTGGCCTGGTTACTCAACTGCAGAGAGTTGGCATCGTCGTCAATCCAATAGTTCGCTTTTTCCTTTTTAGTATGTCGAATATAATCAATACTAGTGTTTATTGCAATAGTTTTTAACCACATCTCAAATGAGATATTGTTTATATAACTATCTAGCTTACTAAAAGCTTTAGTAAAAGTAACTGATAATAAATCATCAGCTACATCTTTATTATTTACAATATAATAAATTGTATTATAAATAATCTTACTAAAACGATTATAAAGCCTTGTGAAGGCAGATTGTTTACCTTCTTTTGCCTGTTTGATCAGTTCGAAAATCTGTTGCTTTTCTAAATCTGTCATAATTACGGGCATTTTGTGAGAGGTAATCGCTAGAGTGTGTGCATATATATTACTGTTTTATTGAAGTAACTCTAAAGTTAATCTGGCACGTGGACTACTGTTATTCATCCTTTTTTTGCTTGACCTCTCTCGTTAGTAGTTATAGGGCCGATCAAAGCCCTATAACCTTAAAATGGTAATCCTAGTTCATATCTACAGTGATACTCCATATAATCTTTTGAGAACTTTTGATAAGCATCCCAAATACATTCCATAAATTCTCTTTTCATAGCTATAGATATTCTATTTGAAGAGAGCTTATTAACCATTCCGCATACTATTCTAATACGGACATCTAGAGTAAACTTAGTATCCTTACCAATTCTTTGAAGTATATTAGTATCAAACCAATATATTATGTGTCTAACAGATTTATGAGTTTTCTCTAAATTTGTATAGACCCACCATGATGCTCTCCAATGAAATGATTGATATTGTTTACCCCACGGAGTATATACTCTGTTAGTAAGACTGTATAATACCATTTTCCTTTTTGATTTCTCTAGCTATCTTGCATATTACAAGTTGTGCTTGTGCAGCTGACCAACCTGTCATACTCATGATATATACTTTAGTACTCATAGCACCTCTACCTGGAATAGAAGTATCTACTTTATACCTTTCTTTAAAGGTGTGATACATAGCATCATCAATGCTTGGCATCTTCGCACCACGCATAGAACGTAATTCTATGGGTAGTTGACATACATCTGATGATTCATAAGGATAAAACACATACATCTCTGGATGTGCATATATACTTTGAATCTCAAGAGATTCTTCCTTTACTTCTCTGAATTTTGCTTTTTGAAAAGCATCATTCATAATAATCGCAGAAACTATCCTTAAATGAGGAGTTTCACCAACAACAATTGCTAGAAGTTCGATATCACTTCCAACCACTTGATATACGCCTGGTTCATTTAGTCTCATGGTTTATTGATTTCTTTTTTAAAGTTATCTACTATACCAGATACTTGATCCATAGTTAGTTGTGGATATTTATCCATTACTTTACCTATTGCTTCAATATCTGATTTGCTTTCGTTCAACATTTTCTTGAACTCTCTCTCTTCTTGTCTGGAGTCAAACCAAACCCACCAAGGTACTACGCGCATTGATATTCGTATTCTTTAATTTTGTTATTCAATAGCTCCCATTTTTCCTTGTCGATATCAGTTGCTTCTACTAAGTAGATGATATCACAAGATGCTCTAAATACACCACGAATGTAGTTCATTCCCTCTTTATAATGATATTTATTCTTATAAATTCTGGGAACATTTGCATGCAGACGAGTTATTAACTCTGTCTTCATTTTCAGTTCTGTTGCAGCTTTCTCCCATGATTCTGGTAAGTTCTGCCTAATAAAGTTCATTAATCCCATTTCAAATTAATTTATTGATTAAACTTAATTTAATTGTAGCAATAGGGGAGTCGAACCCCTAAATAATGTAGCCCCATTTGCTTCCAGCTTTTTACGACATTAGCTTAGCCGTTTGGTTTATCTCACGCTACTAAGCGTGTATAATCCATTACATAACTTGTATTGCCAGTTATCTGCTTATTGACCTATTCTACTTCACATTGTCGCAGTCAAATGCCTAGATGCCCCATTTAAAGTAGTACTCTTACAAAATTTAACTTATAGTTTGAGTACTACTCCCGATCTTCCTATCGCTGTTAATGAAAAAACTCTTAAAGAGAAATCGAAAATTAGCGTAAGATTTCTATACGGGCCTCTTATTATTCTTGCTTATTCCATTTTTTGTGGAGCATGAGGGAGTCGAACCCTCGTCCTAACGACTGATTCATAGACCTAACAGTCAATGAGTTTATAAGATTAATTGAAGTATAACTCGCGTACAGAATTAAGCCATTCTTCCTGCTTTATTATTTAACACAGTTCACAGCACTCTCTACAGGTGAGCCTTCGTTATGTTATACAATATCCCTGCTATTTTTACAATTAATCTTATATTGTGACTAGGTAGGCGACCAAACCTACCTAGCCTATGGTCTTTTACGATATTTAAAGTATTCTCATACTATTAATGCCTTGATAACCTGTCTTGGAAGTATAGAATACTTTTCAGCTTCTATACGGCATGATGTCTAGCATCGCACTATTCCAAAAATGCCGACTTGATATCATAAGAATGCTATTGCATAATATACTCAAAGAGTATAGAATCTGTATTTATATATTGCGCAATTTATATATACATCCTCATGATCTTAGGCACATGATCAGTGGCACGTTGTCATAATGTCCTACTCTGGCATCGGTTGTATTACTACACCTTACACTTGTTGTATGCATGTCAATTCATGCATGAGCTGCATCTTCTGGTACTTAGCACATAAAATGTCATCACCACCTATTAGCTACTTTCTCTAGTTAGGTTATATAGTCAGTATTTCTACTGCTAAAACACTATACCTGGACTATGCGCGGATTAAAGGGACAACAGTTGTCCATCCCATCTCCAATCATAACGGGCTTTCGGGTACTGGTTAAGCAATTTGTTTTGCTGTTCCTGATACCATTTGTCAACTTCACGAAGAAGATTGTTAGCCTCTTTGTAGAGCTCTTTACAATCCTTCAGGTAGTCTTCAATAGTGATGCCGCCGTTACGCAGTTTATCATCTTTTTCAGAGAACTTCTTCAAGTAATTGAGTTTGACCTCTTTTTCCTTGTCGGTCTTTTTCATACTCAAATAAGTTGCAAGACGAGTATACTCACTCTTCAAAGTTACGTCAATATGACGTTCCGTGAGCTCCTCTTTACGCTGTTTTGCAATCTTTTCAGCAGCAGCTTTTGCAACATCTTCTGTTACAGTTGAACCATTGTTGATTACTTCTTCAATGTTCTCTGCTGATACTTTTGTAATATCAGCTACTTTTGCTTCTTCTTTTGTCATTTTTTGATAATGTTTAAAGATTGATACTATTGTTAATTAATCTCGAGTTATTTACTCTTCTTTTTTGCAAGATATTCTTTACGAAGACGTCTCTTGCGTTGGTTACATGATTCACGTTTACCTGCTTTGACAAGTTTACGATTCTCATATGCTTGTTCTCTTTTCCAGCTATTTTCACGAATGAGCTGTAAATAGATAATCTCACGAGCTATATTAGCTTCTGCTTTAGCTTTATGAGCATTGATGCGTCCTTGAATTATCTCTTTTGACACACCTCTTTTTCTCATTTCTGAGATAATTCTTCTTTGTCCCATATTTTTGATAATTTGGTTTTAGAATTAAAAAAAAGAACTGTTCTGTATATTCCTATCTCTTATTCTACAGATAACCCCTATCCTTCTCTCCCTTTATCTGTAGATTTACAGATTGCCGTTGAATAGCCATTACATAATAATATGTATTAGGGTTTTGGTATATTTACAGTTCTTTCGGGTTGATTGGAATCCACCATACTAACAATTTAATTAGTAATATATAACAGCGGGCAGAGGCTCTGGCGGAACCTCTTGCTTGTTATTCGTTGCCATTCTGAGTTTACACTCAAGATCACATTCGCTACAGTTGATAATATTATCTCGTGTAGGGCATTCGTTAGAAATCGAATTTGAAGTTTTCATGATCATCTCGACCAAATAAATGTTTGACAATCATAGGTTTACATATTCTTGCAAATTCTTTTGCTGTATCTCTGTCTTTGAGTTCTAAGGAAGTACCGACATCAGCACCAGCATAGCCAAGCCCATCGCCAGAATAAACAACGAGCAAGCCCGAAGGTTTTCGATTATCTGTATAGCTCCAGCCCCATATGAAATATCTTACTTCTTCTGGATCTGTTATTCTAGGTTTCCAGCCTTCATTCAAAGCTTTTGCAATGGTTTCTAACTTGATGAAGTTCCTAGTTTCATCTGTTAATTTGTAGCTTTTATAATTAGCTACAGGACGAAGACCTAGCAATTTGCATGCATCTTCATACGGTTTTTCTTTACTTAATTCAATCATGCCTTTTTACGATTATAAGGTTCCATTTTCTTATGCTTAGGACGTTTTTTATATTCCGTCTTAGTTTTTACTTCTTTCTCCTTATTCTTTCCCATAATTAAAAGAGTTTTAACATACCATTGATCTCTTTCAAATAATATGGAATATTTGAAAGATGTTTAGTCTCAAGAACTTTCTTACAAGTAGGTTGTAATTTTCCAGCACTTATCAGATATTTAATCATATCTGTATTTTGCTGACGAATATCTGCATCATTGAGGAATCTTTTTACAAATTCTATTTTGAATAAACTTTCATTGCTGAAGTTCACAGGATTACCTACTTTTGTGATAATATTATCACAGAATATAGATGTAAGTTCTTCAAGATTTGATTCCTTAGCAGTCATTGTTTCTGCTTTTGATACTAATATTTTAGCTACATCAACATCTTCGAAATCAACAATCTTTAAATTGTCTGATTCTATTTTTATGTGTTGAGTCATAGCATTAGCAATGTCCCGAATGGTTACATCTTTACGGGCATTACTAACATAATCGCCTTCAAATAAAATTACTATTGCTTTCATAATTATTGATTAATTACTTTTATTTCTATTTCATACTCATCTAATTCTGCCTTAATATCATCAGTAGATGATTTAGACTGAATTTCAAAGTATGGACATAATTGAACTTCTTCACTTGGTTTGCTTCTAGCTATAGCTTTTGCTACAGATATAGGCATACCTAAGATTTTATTTAATGCTAACATATTAGCATAAAGATGACCAGTATGTAGAATCATACTAGTAATGTACCTTTTGGATTCCTTTTTCATTTTTACATAGGCTTTAAAATTGTTAGTTAATAAATATGACGACGTCTGTATACAGCACTATATACAGAATAATTTACCGCAGTGCTACGGAGATTTGAGACTAATACTATAAAGCAATAGCGCTCTATTGCACATCTGTTATTAAAGAAATCATTTCCACATATTACTATGTTTAATTTAAACCCTCATATGTTCTAGGATTACTCCAGAGTACATACAGAAATAGCTGTCAAACTAAATCTTAGAACTCACCTGATTTTAACGTCCGCACGATCATAGATATGTTCCTACACCTTGGGCTCAATTGAATTATGTAGGCCTAATTCTTTTGACAAGACATATCTATTTACGCCCCACAGGCTTGTCATCTTCTGAAGACTAGTCTATTCTCACGAACAAACTAGTTGTGTCGAAATTTTTAAACCATTTCTCTGCAAAATGCTTCAAAAAACTGTAATAACTTGTTTTAATTATTACTCTCTAACGCCTTAGAGAATCACGAGGATTCTTCACAGAATCCATTGGGGTAATTATATCACGCTGAATAACTGCGCCTTTAAGTACATCTTTAAAATGCTCTTTGTTTGATTCATATATATAAACAATGTCACTATTCGACAATGATGTACCATGAGTCATAAGTATATCAATCAAAATAGCTTCAGGCATTGCTAAAAATATACTATCAATGCGCATTCCCTCTCTTACGTCTTCTCTAAATTTAAGAACTTCCTGTATAGTTAATACAGGTTCTACTGCTTTCACAGTATCAATGCAAACTGATTCGTCTTCTGACGTAACAATTTTAGCAATAGGTTCATGACACACAAACACTATTACTCCAGTAGCGATCATAACTGCAATGGCTACTAATAACCACCAAAATCCCTTTGATGATTTTCTTAATGCTGGATATTGATTATTTTCCATACTCAATCCTCCAGTTCATCTAATAGTTCAGATACTACAGACGGAGTCTCAATGATCTCAAACTTCTCTCCGCATATCGACACTAAACTTCCTTTGCTATTTCCACAACAGTAATCTAATGATACTGATGTGAATGTTAACTCTTCTCCGTCCACTGTATGGACTGTAGCAGATCTTTTTTTTCCCATTTTGATAATGTTTTTAAAATTAATAATTATTTAATAGTATCACCTACAAAGTATACATTCATGTATAAATAATCTGTAATATATGCTTTGTATTCATTTCCAGTAACAGGATTTACTAAACGTATTACATATGTATCTTCATCTTCTTGATATTTATCAGATACTATATAATGTTTAAACCTCATTTGCAAATCCACAAAACCATATGGATCTTTAGGCTCCCAGTCTTTTAGTATATGTACTATAACAATAATTGCTATTGACAATACTAATAACTTTCTTATTCCATTTAGAATATTACTACTTTTAATTCTAACTGTCATATTACTTGTTGATTTCCTTCCACAATTCAATTCCTTCGTGTATTACTAGGAAAACAACATAGATTGCTCCTATAAATAGAAGTAAATTGAAAAATGTTGTCATTATTTATCTTAATTTGTTAATACTGTTAAATAATTTTAAATACATTAGCTTCACATGCAAACTAGGAAGATTTGTTTTTAACATGTTACTAGACTCTATCACCACGATGAGGTTGTATTTATTGATAGAGAATACTACTACAATACCTTATTAGACTCGGATTTTATATGTAGTAGTTTGGTTACGTGAGAGGTATTAATGTATATCAAATGTATAACCGTTTTTACTAAATAGTTCTTTTATGTTTTTTATGTCAAGATCTTCTAGTGGGCCTTCATATACTAATTTTAAAGGAAATATTAAAGTATCTTCTTTGATATATGTATCTACTATATCTTTAGCCGATTTTAATCCTAAACCAAATTTCTTTATTAAACATGTTACTCGTATTTTGGCTGCCATATCTCCAGTAATACATACCGTTGGTTCTCTAATTTCATTTGGTTTTTTAGTTTCACTTTTACCTGTTATTAAAACAGATAAGAATGCATCAATAGCTGGTTCATTAGAAAATGTATCTAATGCTTGAGCTAGTTTTTCTTTAGTTATTTGATTACGTTCAAATAAACTTTCAAGTACATAATTTTGAATTGAGTTCATATAATAATGTTTTAATTAGTAATCAAATAAAATAAAGTAAGCGCATTATATTCGCCCTCATGATTTGCAGTCATGCGCAATAATAACTATGCTATTCTCTTACTTTAAATAATACTTATTGTCAGTTAGTATTATACTGTCAAGCACCATGTTAACACTACTTATGGTTAAGAGTATTTCTCCCTACTTGCTTAGGATTGGTTGCCCATTATAAGGGTTGCACATCACAGTGAACCTAACTGTGACCCCTTACCACGTGTGGATTATTAACTATTAAATATCAATAATTTACTGTGCATATAAGTTAAAGATAAATAATAATTAATTACTTTGACTCTGCATTGTCCACCGACTTGTCACGGCCTTCATTGGTTGCATTAAAGTAATAATACATGTGAAATTACACTATCTTCACAGACCGTGTAATTAAATACAATATTAATTCAAAAATAATATTATGAAAGATCTCTCGCTAGAGATGCATTTTACACCTAAAACTTATCATTTGGCTATAAATAATTAGTAAGCTTAATAAGCTATGTCATTACATCTGTGTGTCAAATACTGATTCGCTAGTATTACTATGACCGCACGCGAAAACCGGTTTTTCGGGTACATAATTAGATATACAGAAAGATAAGAAACTGGTGTCCTCAACGTCTTGGAAAGTTATTGAGTTTTTTGTTTATCAAATTATATTACCTGTTATTCCTTTTCTTTTAAATAATAGTATATAATTATACATATTATGATTATTCCTCCTGCAAATTGTATCTGTGACCATTCCATATTAATGAAAGTTTCTATTTTAATTATGTGTTGTTATTGACAATAAAAAAGAAAGTCACTCCGAAGAGTGACAATCTTTTATTAAACCATGGCTCCTTGTGGTTGCTGAGGTTGTTGTACGAATGCTGGTTGCTGCTGAGCTACAGTTTGTGGTTGTACAGTAGCTTGTGCTGGTTGCTGAACTGTTGCGTCTCCCATTACATCATCCTGTGGTGCAATTACTGGTGCAGTTTGTGGTTGTACGTACTCACAGTAGTTGCTGAATTGAGCTACTCCTAATTCATTTACACTGAATCCTGGGCGATAAACTATTTCATTGCCTAAGTCTTCGTCTCTTCCGAATATTGTAAATACACGGATAGATGTGTAAATAACTGGCGCAGAACCGTCTGCATTCATTACTTTATGACCTGCTGGATAAGCTGGTCTGCCTTGTGGCGCTAATGCTGTTGGTTTACGTGCTGCAACTCCTACAAGATATTTCTTGTAAAAAGGTGCAGGTGCAATCCATTCAGCCCATACTCCATTAAGATATGCTAACTCATCAGGTAATGGTTGGTCTGCTTGTGCAGTTCCTCCATTCTGTTGAGATAACAATGGTTCGTACATTCTGATGATTGCTTCATCAAATACTGGTGGTAATGAGCCAGCTGCTGCTGCCCATACTCCTGCTGTTGGTATTAATGATGCAGTCATAAAACGACGTTTTCCGTCTGGATTAATAGTTGCGTCAATTGTACCGTCAGGTTTTTGTCCAACTTTCTTAATTTGAACATTCATTAATTTGTAACGTGCCATAATACATGTATTTTAATTGGTGAATAATCGAAAAGCTATATATTGGTCTGAATGACTAAATAAAGGGCGAAGAAAAGGAAGGAAAAGAGTGAGGAGGTGTATAGTATATCGTTAGGAACATGACCGAACCCCAGTAACTACATTCTCAATTCTCCATTATTCCTTCCTTTTCATGCGTCCCCAATTCTTGGTAGGTGTGCTTGACTTGCCCCTGTGCGCAGCTTTGAGCTAGCTTATACAGGTTATATTATATAACCTATCACTTACTGTGTTTTACCATGCTTGAGCTTGACATGCTCTATTAATTCCGGCTACATACTCGCACATTAATTCATGAGGAGAACAACCTGGATAATATACTTTATTGCCAAGTTCATCTTTACTATACCTTGCAAATACTCTGGCTGTATCACCATATGGAGTTGGTACATCTACATATTCTCCCTCAAATGTGGACACTTTTTCATCGTTAGGATTATTCATGTACATATCTAATACTAGCATTATTGTATTCTTATCTGTACATTTGAAACTAGCATACTCAATACCGTCTAATTTAGAACCAATTACTGTCAATTCAGCACTACCATTATGTGTTGCCGTTAATGTCATCTGTATTACTCTATACTTTGCCATAATTATATGATTTGATGTTAATAATCATAATAAAGGGCAGCCACTAAGGACTGCCCAAGACTAATCTACCACAAGTACAAGAATCTTGCTATGCGGATGACTAGCCCACTGAAAGCTATACCTACTCCCCACCTCCATACTGTTAACCAAGCATGAAAGTCATATACTTCTCTTGCTACCATAATAACAGGAGTAATGCACATTACAAGAATGCCTAGGTTAATCAGTATAGTACCAGCATCTTTCAACTTCAACAGTTTTTCACTCTGTTTCATAGTTAATTGAATTAAATGTTAATAAATGTAAGAGTACGCAACAGCTTTTTTACCGATCAATCTAATCAAATGAGGATAGATAAGGGTAATAGGACTCGATGTTAATCTATCCTAAAACTTCATTTATTACCTACTAACATAAGTAGAACTTACCTATCCCCAATAGATGTTAACAGAGGCTGAAATGCCCCTGTTAGATAGATGGTGAGGATAAGTCCTCACCACAGATAGCATCAATTAATGCGTCTGTGAATTCGTCTTCAACATACTCCATAAGTAACAAATTAAGAATACAAAATAAGCTCCAAAGAAAGCATATGCTAACCAAGGATACATACACAGTAATGCCATAATCGTAATTTTGATTTTGATAAAACAATACGGGGACTTCCCCCAATTTTTGATAGGAGGGGATGACTTGGTGTACTACTCCTCACACGCACAACCCCTTTCTAAAATTTTATCCCCCAAAATTTTTTATAATATTTTTTGTTAAATAATGTTAAATTTCTGTAGTTAAATAGCTTTAAACATTGTTAATAAATGTTAAAGGAATGGGAACCAAACACATATATGAGACGTTATAAGGGGAGTAAGAGGGGTAGTAGTACTTACTAGTTACTGTAATCTAAAGTAAGAGTAATAGTTTTTAACTACTATCATACCTTTACTTTAATAGACACATATGGAAGATATAAAATATAGATTTATTAATTTAAATAGTATATCTACAAAAGTACACAATAAACAGATACCTAAATACTTACCTTTTAATGAAGCTTATAACTTATACCAAAGAGCTAAGCATATAGGTAGAACAGATGATGGTTGGGCTCACATTGTAGAAGTAAATAATTCACATTATCATGTTACTTTAGATAGTGGGCATGTTTATATGACAGAAATAGAAATACTAAAGTAATGAATACAAAAGTAACTAGAAAACAAGTAGAAGAAGCTAGAAATTACTTATATAACATTAATACACAATTAGGTATGACACTATACGATCCAGAATTAGCAGAGATAATCAAGAATAGAGAAGTAGTAGAAATTCAAGGTAACAGATACCATATAGAGAGTTCTCCTCTAGGTACTTGTGATGGTTGTTGCTTTATGGGTAAGCAATGCCCACAGAGAGCTGTAACATATTGTACTTCAAATGGAGGAAATATTATAGTAGAAGCAGAACCAAATAAAAAATAATACGTTATAGTTAGAAACTAAGTAAAAAAGAATATGGAAGATAAAGTACTAGAAACAGTAGTTAATGGCATTAAGTGGGAAGTATTGAAGGATGTGTTGGTTAAACCACTGCCTGCAATTATGGTTACTAAGGAGTTTACAGAACAAGTACCTAATGGTAAAGTAGATGAAGATGGTTTCAATGAGTATGATACTAAGACTGAAACCAAGGAAGTAGAATCTGATTGGGCTACAGGTATTGTGTTACAGATCCCTTCACACTTAACAGATGTCAAATTTAAGGTTGGTGATACAGTTGCTTATAACAAGAAGTTTGCAATGTATTTTGATTTACTTAAAGATACTCAATTGGTGAAACCTTATGACATTATTGCCGTTAAGTAATATGTTCAATATATTTCTTAACCTGCTGAAAGGCACTGAGAGCTCGACTTAGGTCGGGCTTTCTTTTTATATGTTAATTAATTGTTAACAAATGTTAAAAGCTATTAACAATTATTCACAACTAACGTTTTATAGGCATATGGAAAAATTAATAGTAATGGGTCTCTGCTTTTCCATGATATGGCTTGCCGTATGGGGACTCAGTGATAAAAATAAGAAATAATATGGAATATACATTTAAGAAAGATTTCGGCTTTTTCAAAGCAAATGATGTACTTACTTGGGATGAGGATCTTAATGCTTTTACTATGGATGTAAAAGAAGATAACGGCTTCAGATCTGCTATGATTGATGCAAATACTGCTGAAGATCTGTATGAAGAAGGTCTATTGACAAAGGTTAAACCTAATATTGATAAGATCAGTGCTACAGTTAAATTCATTGACTCTTTACTTAAACAATACGAAGATGATTACGAAGAAGTAATGCAGAAGTATAAAGAAGGTAAAATTCAACCATGTGTTAAAGTAGAAGCTGAAACAGTATACTTCAATCTTACTAAAGTATTAAATAAAGTTAGAGAAGAATTGACAAATGAATAAATTGGTTAAGAGTGTATCTAAAACCGATTTGTTAAAGGAATTCTTAAAAAGCCTTAATGGCATACTTGATCTAACAGATAGAGAATTGGAGTTGTTAGCAACTTTCATTGACTTAGATGTTAACACTCCAAAACTCCCCAATATCCACAAGAATGTGATATCTACTGAGAATAGAAAGTATATTAAACGTACTCTGGGTATTACTCCAGATAACTTAAGTAGATACATATCTAAGTTTAAATCTTAGGGGATACTGATGAAAGGGAAGGCCGAGGATGAAGTGTTTGTGAATAAGGCTCTAATTCCTGAAATAATAGGTGATAGAGTACAAATCACAGTGATTCTAAAAGTAAAGAAAGATGAAGATGAGATCGTTGATGCTTGATGCAGGTTCAATTATACTATGGAAGGAATATAATCCTATTCGTAAGTTATGGAGTAAAATAAGAAGAAAAACGCTGCCATTTAACCGTTTTACTATAGTAGGACAAAAGACAGAATTACTTACTACTGATAAACTTGAGAATGTAGTAGTTTACGAACCGATCAGAAAGTATAACAAATTAGAGAGTAACAAACTTATGACTATTACTTTTGGATTAGGTTCCTCAAAAGAATGGGATGAAGTAGTTACTATAATTAATATAGTACGACCTAATACACTGCTTGTTACTAGTAGTATTGATAAGTGTAAGTACTATAAGAGAGTAGAATGGAATGAGAAACTAGACGAGTATATATACTAAACTCAGTAATAAGTATAACATACCATATCAAGTAGTAGAAGTAATATGCAATAGTCCTTTCAAGTTTGCTAATAAAGCAATAACAGAACTTGATCCCAAACCAGTTATGATGGCTTACTTAGGTAAGTTTAAAGTAAAGAGAAGACATGAAGAAGACGCCAAGAGTAGATAGATACGACCCAATAATATACCCTCGTAAATTATGGGTAACAGGAGATGTAATTGGGTTAAACAAGATTTTTAAGTTTAATAAGTTAGATAATACTAAAGAGGAATGTGCATCAGCTTATGATGAGCTTGTAGAAGAATATAACACTACTAAAGATGGATGGCTTACTTGTCCTGTAACACATAAAGCAACTGGTGAATACGGAGCCTTAGTAATAATAATGGATAGTAGTATAGAAGCAGGTGGTGAAGCCCACGAAGCAGTACATGTAGCCGATTATATATTTGACGAATTAGGAATGTATACACAGTCATTTGTAAATCATAATGAACAATACGCATACTTGGTAGGTTGGGCAGCAGGATGCATAAGTAAAACACTAGTAAATATAAAAAGAGAATATGACACACGAAGAGAGTCTGATGATGTGGAAGCTTGAAATGGAAAACTTCAATAAGAATATTGGGTTGGCTTCCAAGGATATGAAAAAGATGTACAGCATACTTGATACTGTAATTAATGAAGGTATTGTTACTTATGAAGACTTTACTAATGATATGATTGATGAACTTACTACTCTAATGGTAGAAGAAGGGAAATCAGGAAATGGACAGAAAGATAGAGCTACTGAGATTGATATCATATGTAAACGTTTAACTGAGAAGTATGAAGCAAAACATAAAGAAGGAAAGTCTGGAGCAGGAGATACAGAACTTTCAGCAGATAATACAGAAGTATCAGACAATGAAGAGTTACTCGAATCCGAATGTACCGATGAGGAGAGCAATGGAGATAGTACAGAGATTAAATAAAGAGAAGTATTTAGGTTATAGAATTGATTGATTATGATAAAATATTGCGCAAAAGTAAATAATGCTAATATCTACAAAGTAGATTTTGAGAAAGAAGAGTTCGAGTCTGTTAGTCACTTCAGTGATATTGACTATCGTTATATTATACCAGAAGATGGTATCTTAGAGATAACTGATAAGAACGGTAATAAGAAATCTATTGAAGTAAAACAGTATGATATGCTACTTAAGATGTACAGTACTACTGGCGACTATGATGATAAAGAGTTCATAGTGATAGATAATCCAGAATTGAAAGACTATTATCGTAGAAGAATTGAGAGACTGGAAGCTGATAGAAAAGCAAGAAAGGTGACAACAGAGGAGGGATGTTGTTGCGATTGTGAACCTGTAGAAGCAGCATAATGGAAAAGATACTAGTAAATAGATATGGAGAAGCTATTAGTTTTAACACTGATCTAAATGCTATTACTCCAATGTTGGCTAACATTGATTGCCATATATACAAAGCTGAAACAGACGGGCAAGTAATTACTTCAGATGAAGTAATAGACATTAAAAAAGGAGAATTCGCTCTTGTTTGTGTATGCTGGAATAATGGTAAGAATGTTGTAAAAGCCATTGTAATATCAGATCCGGCAGCCATACACGACTTAGGAGAATGGTACGAATTTGAATTAAATAAGTATAAGTCAAATGAATCTCGTTGATATAGTAGGAGGTAAGGTTGTAATACACCCAGATCTGTATTTCATACCAGCATTCAAAAGACTATACGAACATGATACTTCGGAAGACAAAGTTCATCAAGAGCTTGTTATTACTTATATAGTACTTATGCATAAGTGGAGTAGCCCATATAAGAAGAGTATGGATGCTCATACTAGAGAAATAAGGCTCAAAGAACAAGTATTTGAAGATCCAAACTATGAACTTACTGAAGAAGAAAAGGTAGCTGAACAAGAGTACATAGATTGGCAAAATACTAGAATACTAAAGATGCTAGACGCTCAAATGAACAAATTAGACTCAGTTACTAAGTGGTATGAAGAGTCATTAGATGATTGTTTGGATGAGAAGAAGATCAAAGATCTACTAGCTGGAATGGGTTCTACAGCAAATACTATTAAGAGTATAGAAGCATTAAAATCTATGGTTCAAGCTGAGGAATTAACTATGGGTAAAGTAAAAGGGGACGCCAAGGTTAATCCTTATGAGTTGGCAGGATAATACAGTAAAGAACAACATAAAATAAACAACACGTTATAAGTGTTATAAATTTAGACTAAATATGAAAAGAATGATTATTTCGATTGATGCAACACAAGGTGCAGAAAAATTTTGGGAAGAAATTAATGAAGCACACGAAGCTATAATGAAGGCGAAAAAGCCTTCATTGTGGCAAAGAATTAAATCTTGGTTCTAAACCAAAAGGTCCGACGGGGACGGACAACAAATATTCCCCGGCACGGGAGAGTGGCGGAATGGTATACGGCAGTAGATTGACGGAAGCGCCCTAAAGTCGTCGTTAACAAAGCTCTTGGGTTTGAAAGTTCGAATCTTTCCTCTCCCGCTTAATATTCTCCTGTAGTGTATGAGATGCTTAGCACACAACTCTCTAAAAGTTGAGGATCTGGAGCAGAACCGGACGGGAGGACCAATTAATTTTTATTTTATTATGATAAAACCAGAAGAATTAGCCCTTATTAAGGGTTACACTGTTACAAAAGATGGAATTCTTTTAAACAGAAATGGAGTACAAGTAAAAGGTAGGATAAAGGATCGTAAGAGAGATTACTACAATTTCGATATAAGAATAGGACCTAGAAAAGAAAATAAGAAGGTACATTGTATGATTCACAGACTACAAGCATATCAAAAGTTTGGTGATAAAATTTATGAAGATGGAATAGTAGTAAGACACTTGAATGGAGATAGATATGATAATTCTTACGATAACATAGGAATAGGAACTATCAAAGATAATAAACATGATATTCCAAAAGAATTGATATCTATTAATTGCGGTCAAATACGTAGAAAATACTCTGCAGATATAGTAGAAAATATAAGAAAAGATAAAGAATCTGGTTTTACATATACTCAGTTAATGAATAAATATAACATATCCAGCAAAGGAACTGTACATTATATTATATATAAAGAAGATACTCTATATAAAAGATACCCTAAAAGATACAGATTAAGTAATTCACAAGATGGTAGACTTCAATAAGTAGATAAAAAACAGCGATAAGTTTAGACAGCCGGCTCTGAGATTTCTCGAAGTCGGCTCTTATTGTTAGTACCCAGAAGGTACATCAGAGTACTTTAAATACTGGGACGAATAGATGGACAGATGTAAATATGGTTATACAGCTGATGATGGAGATTTCATTAGTGGGTATAACTATTTTTATTTAAACTTCTGTCCTATTCAAAGAATTATCTATACTACTATAAACAATCCAGATGGATCTACTAAGATAAAAAAGACACGTGATCTATAGTTTCCAGACTTCTACGATTACGACTATTACTTCTTTCAAGCGGTAGAAGATGCTGAAGGAGAAGGCAAACATTTATGTGCATTGAAGAGTAGACGTAAAGGTTATTCTTATAAGAATGCAGCTATGGCTTGCCGTAATTACTACCTATTTGCAGGTAGTAAAACATATATCTATGCTAGTAATAAACAGTACTTAACAGAAGACGGTATTCTTACTAAAGCATGGGACTATATGGACTTTATAGATAAGAATACAGCTTGGGGTAAGAAAAGATCTGTTAATACTTAGATGCGTAAACGTGCTGGATTCTTTACTAAAGATGAGTATGGTAATGAGATAGAATTAGGTTTCAAGTCAGAAATAATTGGTGTTACTCTAAAAGATAATCCTGACGTAGTTCGTGGTAAAGCTGGTAAGTTAATTATATTTGAAGAGGCCGGTTCATTTTCAGAACTAGGTGCCGCATGGTAGATTGCTAGACCGTCTGTAGAGCAAGATGGCATGGCATTCGGTACTATGATTGCATTCGGTACAGGTGGTGACGAAGATAGCCATTTTGAGACTCTTAAAGATATGTTCTATAATCCAGATGGTTATAACTGTATAGGATTTGATAATATATGGGATGAAACTCCATCAGATAAAAAGTGTGGATTCTTTATACCTCAGTATACTAACATGGACTTCCGTGATGATGCTGGTAACAGAATATACATGGACAATGATGGAAATACATTACGTAGAAAGTCAGTAGAGTATATATTAGCTGAGCGTAGAAAAGTAATAGAAAATGCTACTAACTCTGTAGCAGTAGATAGATACGTTGCAGAACACTGTATAACGCCCTAGGAAGCGTGTTTGGAGTTTGGTGGTAACATATTCCCTAAAAAGGAATTACAAGAGCAATTAGCCAAAATACGTATCAATAAGAGCCTTAGTAATATGAAGCAAGTAGGCGATCTAGTATGGGAAACAGATGGATCACTTAAATGGGTTATTAAGAAACACGGTGATATTACGCATTATCCTTTGAAAAAAGACGATGATCCCACTGGTTCAATAGTAATATGGGAACACCCGATGAAAGATGCTCCTATAGGACTATACATATTAGGAGTTGACCCATATGACCACGATTAGTCTGGTACTAACTCATTAGGATCTACATTCGTATATAAGCGATTCTAGGACTTTGAGAACTATTATGATATAATTGTTGCTGAATATACTGGACGTCCGTCAACAGCTGAAGAATACTATGAAAACCTGCGTAAACTAGCAGTATACTACAATGGTAGGATAATGTATGAAAATGAGCGTAAAGGCTTATTTCCTTACTTTACTGCTAAGCATTGTGATTATTTATTAGCCGATCAACCTGATATTATCTCTGATATAGTAGGTAATACTAAAGTATAGAGAAAGAAAGGTTGTCATATGAATAAGTAGATCAAACAATGGGGTGAAGGCCTAATCAAAGATTGGCTAAACGAAGAACAAGCACCTGGCAAGAAGAACCTACATAACATACTATCAGAGCCGCTATTAGAAGAACTTATAAGCTATAATGACACTGGAAACTTCGATAGGGTCATGGCGTTGATGCAAGTAATGATTTATAGAGAACAGCTCTATAATGTAAAGGTTAAAGAGAAGAAAAAAGAGAATAAGAATAGGATACTATTTGAAGGTCCTATCTTTACTCAAGAATGGTTTCATGACGATGAATCCGTTGATAATCTAAAAGCATATATGTTTTAATTATGAGAAATATCAATCAGTTTCCAATATAGAAATTACCATCTTCTAAGAAGACACAAGACTGGAAAGAATCTTGTGTAGACTATATTATAGGTAGAAGTATGGGAGGTTCTAGAAATGGCAATAACAGAACTCGCAAAGAGGAAATGTAGACATACTATGATCTTTATAATAGTATATACAATGAGAAAGATCTAAAGTATGTTACTAATCCATTTAAGCAATAGGATGGATTTCCTGCAATGGCATAGGACTATAATATAGTTAAGCCTAAGATTGACCTACTATTAGGAGAAGAAACAAAAAGACCATTTAACTTCAAAGTAGTACGTACTAGTGAGATAGCTACTAGTGAGATGTAGGATAAGGCTAAAGAACTCCTTATTCAGTACATACAAGCTACTATTATGAGTAAGTTAGGTCCAGAAGAACAAGCTAGATATCAGCAAGCATTGCAGTCTGGTGAGATTATGCCTCCTGAATAGATACAGAAATACATGAGTAAAGACTATAAGGATATAGCAGAGATAACTGCATATCATAGTTTGAATTACTTGAAGAATAAACTTAATATTACACATGAGTTCTATAAAGGCTGGAAGGATGCACTAATAGGCGGGGAGGAGATCTATTACGTAGGTATACAGAATGGTAATCCTTGCCTAGAGCGCATTAATCCTATTTACTTTGATTACGATACAGATACTTCAGACTTAGAGTATATCCACGACGCTCAATGGTGCGTATATGAGATGAAATTATCTGCTACTGATATATATGACCGGTATTATGACAAACTATCTGAGAAGCAGCTAAATCAGCTCCTAGACATGATGGATGATACGTCTAAAGGAGGGTTCAATCCTGAAGTAAGAAAGACATCGTTAGACTACCCACATATAAAGACTCATAGTATTAATGGGTTTACATCTAATCCGTTTGATAGTACTAATGCAATTAGTGTATGGCATTGTTGTTGGTAGTCATTTAGAAAGATAGCCTTTGTTACTATTGCAGACCCTGAAACAGGAGAACCAGTAGAATATATCGTAGATGAATCATACAATGAGACAGGTACTGAAATAAGTGTAGAATGGAAATGGATCATTGAGACATGGGAAGGATATAGAGCTGGAGATGACCTTTACTTTGGTATGGGTCCTATTGAGTACCAACACGTATCTGCTGATAATCCTAATGCGCAAAGATTGCCATATACTGGAGTAATATACAATAATACCAATAGTAGACCTAGATCATTAGTAAGTATGATGAAACCATTACAGTACATGTATATTGTACTTTGGTATCGTCTAGAACTTGCTATGTCAAGAGATAAGGGTAAAGTAGTAAATATGGATATTACTTAGATTCCTAAGTCTATGAATATAGACGTAGCTAAGTGGATGCATTACTTATCTGCACTTGGAGTTAACTTCATCAACCCATATGAAGAAGGTTGGGATATACCAGGTAGAGAAGGTGGTAAACCGTCATAGTTCAATCAGATCACAGCATTAGATCTTACTATGGCTAATACTATTGATCAGTATATAGCATTGATGGATAAGATAGAAGCCATGTTGTCAGAGATAACTGGTGTATCTAAACAACGTGAAGGTTCTATTTCATCTAATGAATTAGTAGGTAATGTAGAAAGATCTGTAGTACAATCAGCTCATATTACAGAGCCGTGGTTTTGGGTTCATAACCAAGTAAAGAGAGAGTGTTTGATCATGCTATTAAATACAGCTAAGTATGCTTGGAAGGATAGTAAAACGAGTTTACAGTATGTATTTGATGATGCTACTAGAGCATTTATGACTCTTAATGATGATATGTTCTATGAAGATTTCGATATATTTGTAGAAGATACTACTAAGAATCAACAATAGATAGAAGCCCTTAAGAATCTTATGCAACCTGCCATGCAGAATGGCGCTAGTCTATTAGATATTGCTGAAATCATTACTCTGGACAATGTTACTATGATCAAAAATAGATTAGAGGAAATTGAACAGAAACGTATGGAACAACAGCAAGCTATGGAACAAGCACAAGCTGAACGTGAACAGTAGATGTTACAAATGCAGAATGAGGTTAAGGAAGAAGAGTTAATGATCAAAGAAGCAGAAATGGATCTTAAGAAATATGAGATTGATCAGAATAATGCAACTAAGATTACAGTAGCTCAACTTAATGCTTATAGAGGTTTGGAAGATCAAGATCAGAATGATAATGGTATTCCAGATACTATGGAAATAGCAGCACAAGCACTTGAAGAGAGAAAGCAAGCATCAGAAGAAGCTTCTAAACAGTTTGAGTTCAACGCTAAAATGCGTGAACAACAATTGAAGAAGGAGATAGAGGATAAGAAGATTGAACTTGAAAAACAAAAACTTCAAGCTTAGATGGAATTACAAAAGCAAAAGGATAAAGCTGCAATGGAACGAGAAAAACTTAAAGCCCGCACTGCACTGAAAAATAAAACAACAGGAGAGAAGTAATGAAAAATATTTGGAAACTTATTAAAAATGCTGCTATGTATATTTGGCAATTACCACAAAATATCATGGGTGCAATGCTATTCTATCTCTACTATAGAGATGGTGATGTATATGATTGGAATAAGGCTACTAGTGATGTAAAAGTAAACTGTTTTTCTGAGAAAATGAAAGGAGGAATTACCTTAGGCAAATATATCATTGTTAGAGATACTTATTGTTCGTATCACGAATTTGGACATACTATCCAAAGTAAGATACTAGGTCCTTTATATTTGTTAGTGATAGGTTTACCGTCTATAATTCATGCAGCATTGCATAAGTATATATGTAAAAATAAAGATTACTATCACTTTTGGACTGAGAAGTGGGCTAATAATTTAGTAGATAAACATTATAAGAAGTTAAAGGAGGATTAATTATGGGATGCAAGAAAGGCGGAAAGAAACCTGTAAAGAAATAAGGTTATGGACAGACAAGCATTTAAATAGAGAATGCAATAGTTGAAGTAGTACCGGGAGTAGAATCCCGGTAAGACTTACCTTGACTTTAAAAAGTATGCTGAAGGAGGAGAGATACCACCTAGCAACAAACCTATAATTCCTGAAGAGCCTCAACCATATAAAGGTAAATTATATAAAGATAGATATGGGCGTAAGTATACTGAAGATCAGTTGGCTGATTATTATGACAATAGTAGTGATGAGATTGATAGATTCACTGGGAAACCATTCGTCAGAGGATTAAAGCCAGTAGGAGATATTGAAGATGCTGCAAATGCAACACCTGTAGGTGATGCTATATCTGCGTATGATACTTATAAAGCTTTAAAGAATAAAGACTGGGAAGGTGCTGGATTAGCTGCAATGGGTTTGATTCCTTTTATGCCAATGACTGTTAAATAGTTTAGAAGCAAATATAAAGGAATAACTCCTAAATAGAAATATAGATCAACCAGTAATAATTATAATACTTCTGTTAATAAGAACTACGTGTAGGATAGAATAAATGAATCTATAGCTTATGATGCCGCAGTAACTTCAAAATTAAGTAAAGCAGCTAATTAGACATACAGCACCATAGAGAGATTAATGGACGATCCAGAATATATGATCAGAGCTAAATAGGTTAAGGAAAAGTTCGGTGATGATTATATTAGCGCTTATGCAGATGTGATAGATAGATATAATAATGATCCATTCAGCTTGCCTAACATAGAAGTTTTAAAAAATAACACTAAAAACAGTAGAGCTAGTATGACATGGCATAATGGTAACTATTATTATAGAATAGATCCAGATCTTGCTGATTTGAATTTTCCTATTACAGAACATGAGTTAAGTCATTATGTAGATCATAAAAGAAATTTGGATAGACCAGATCCACATGGAGATAGTAATATGTTCTATTAGATGCAAAAAGATATAAGTAATAAGAAAATAGATACTAACGACGAGTATTACTCTAGGCCGACAGAGCAAAAAGCTCATATGAATTAGCTTAGAGAATATATGTTTTAGAATAATTATATTAAGACTAGAGGAGAAACTGTTGATGAAAAATTGCTCAAAAAAGCAATGTAGGAAGCCGAGAAACACGATTCTATGAAAGGCATGATCAGAGCAAGTAAATAGTTTAAAAGTTTTAATAAATATACTAAGTGGTTCAATTCTATACCTTTACTAGGTGTTGGAGCTGCTGCTGTATACAATAATAATCAGGAATGAGAGTAGTTAGAGAAAATATTAATGCATTAGATTTCTAGTATTACATAGAGGCAATATTGAATCAATATGAATATTAGAATAACTTTAGAGAAGATATATATGGTGATTCTATCAACTCAGATGATTATGTTGATGAACGTCCACTATTTGATCCAAAAAAATATTCAGAATTATATCCAGGTATAGACACGCATCATGAATCTGCGCTAGAAGCTATTAAAAGACTTTCAAATGATAAATTGATCAACATAATAAACACTCTAATATTAGAAAATTATGAATTGGAGATAATAGAAGATGAGCGACCTAATAGACATGGCACTGATAATGCCAGAATATCCGATTCCGAAGTATAAAGACGGAGGGATACATATCAAGAAAGAAAATAGAGGTAAGTTTAATGCCTTAAAGAAACGTACTGGTAAAAGTACTGAAGAACTTACACATAGTAAGAATCCACTAACTAGAAAGAGAGCTATCTTTGCTTAGAATGCTAAGAAGTGGAAACATAAAGGAAGAAAGAAAAAATAAATCTAATTATATATAATTATGGAAGAAATTACATTAAACGGTTTTGAAGTATTTGAAGACTTTCTGCCAGGAGCTAATGTACCAAAAAAAGAAACACAGCAGACTGAACAGGAAGAAGAAGTTATTAATCCGGATATAGATGCTGCTGGAGAAGAATTGACTGACGAGGAACTTGAAGCATTACGTAATCCTAAAAAAGACAAAGAAGATGATAATTCGACTAAAGAGGATGAAAAGGAGGACACGCCTGCTAAAAAGAAGACCGGGAAGAATAAAGAAATTGAAGAAGATGATAATTCAGCTAGAGAAGACAAAGGAAGTACAGAAACTGAAGAAACTGATGATGACACTAACGCAGTGAGTGCATTCTTCGGAGTAATGGCAGAGAAAATGGGCTGGGAACTAGATGAAGAAGATGAAGTTCCTTCTACTCCTGAAGAGCTTGTTGACTATTTTCAATCAGTAATCGAAGAGAACTCAGTACCTCAGTATGCCAGTGAGGAAGTAGAAGCATTGGACAACTTTGTTAAGAATGGTGGTAATCTGAGAGATTACTTTGAGATTGATGGAGAGCTTGATCTTGAAGAGATTAGTATTGAGGATGATGAAGTAAATCAGAAACTTGTAGTAAAAGAATTCTTGAAAGAAAAAGGATTTAATGCTAAACAGATTGAAAAGAAATTGTCCAAATATGAAGATGCTGGTTTGCTTGAGGATGAGGCTGAAGATGCTTTAGAAGCCCTCAAAGAGATTAAAGAGCAAAAGAAACAACAGCTATTGAAAGACCAAGAAAACCAAGCTAAGGCTGCTGCAAAGCGTCAACAGGAATACTTTAATAGCGTTGTCAACGAAATAAAAGGCATGGATGATATTCGTGGTATTAAGATACCAGAAAAAGACAAGAAAGCATTGTTAGAATATATCTTTAAGCCTGACGCCGAGGGTAAGACACAGTATTAGAAAGACTGGTCTAAGAGCGTAAAGAATTTGCTTGAATCCGCTTACTTCACTATGAAAGGTGATACTTTACTGAAAGCAGCTAAGAATGAAGGTTCTAATACTGCTATCAATAAGTTTAAGAGTAGTCTGAATAAGACTGGTGTAAGTAGGAGAACAAAGAAAACGGACAACACTAGCACTACAGATATGTGGAAGTCTTTTGCGCAACAGTTGCGTACAAATTAATAATAAACTAAATAAATTAAAATTACTAGTATTTTATGGATAATAATATTCTAAATAACTTAGTTTTATACAAAGGTAAATGGTTTTCAGACTTGATTGACACTGCCAAAATCAGTGCAGCTTCGCAATAGAACCCGTATCAGGTTGCTACCGTATTGTCTTATGTATTTGGAACTAAGGATAGCGGTTACAACACTTCCCTGGATATGTTGACAGGTGGTCTTGGTAATGTAATGACTATTGACCAACCGAGCTGGGAATGGAACGTAATGATTGATGCTGACAGAGCAGTAACTATTAGAGATGCAAGATGGAATGGTGCAGCTATTACTTCAGATTCTACACCGGGTCTGGGAAATACTCCTATCCAATTGTGGCTTGAAGATAACTGGTTTGGTCCTACTGCAATCTTGGAATTTGATGATAAAGAATACCAAGTACGTGTAGCAGGTGCTCCTTACCAAGATGGTAATCTTTGGGTGTACACTTGTTTCGTAGCTGATGGTCAGCCGTCATCTTATATTCCTGCAGATCTGTTGACTCCGGGTTGTCAAGTATCTCGTCTTGCTTCTGCTGTAGAAGAATACAGTGAAGAAGGTGATATCCTGAACTATAGTACTCATTTTAAAATGCGTAATTATCTGACGACAATTCGTATTAACTATGATATTACTGGTTCAGCTTATTCTACTGTAATGGCAATTGCATTGCAGGATCCGAAAACAGGTAAGAAATCTTATCTGTGGGCAGATTATCAGGAATGGAAAGCCATGAGAGAATGGTATAAGAGATGTGAAAGAATGTTGGTTTACATGAAAAATAATGTAAACAAAGATGGTTCTTGTAACTTGAAAGGTACTAACGGTCGTCCGGTATTTATCGGTGCTGGTTTGCTGGAACAGATTGCTCCATCTAACAGACGTTATTACACTGAATTGACTGCAGAACTGTTGGAAGATTTCTTGTTCGACCTGTCTTACAATGTACTTGGTACTAACGAACGTAAGTTTGTTGCCTTGACTGGTGAAATGGGTATGAGAGAATTCGACAGAATCCTTAAAGAAAAAGTTGTTAACATGAACTTGATTGATACAGTATTTGTAACAGGTTCTGGTGATAACCTTACTTTTGGTGGTCAGTTCAAAACATTCAAGATGACTAATGGCATTGAACTCACATTGAAATACTTCCCATTGTATGATGATCTGATGTACAACCGTAAACTGCATCCGGTTACTAAGAAACCGTTGGAATCATATCGTATGACATTCCTTGATCTTGGTAGACGTGATGGTGAAGCTAACATCGTAAAAGTAGTTCGTAAAGATCGTGAATTCGTTACTTGGACTACTGGTGGTGCTGTTCTTCCGTCAGGTTATGGTAAATCAATCAATACTCTGAGATCTAATGGTAAGGACGGTTATACCGTTTACTTCCTGGGCGAAATGGGTATCATGTTGAGAGACCCAAGAGCTTGTGGTGAACTTATCATGGAAGCAGAGTAATTTACACTCTGGAATCCAAAATAAAGGGGCCTTCGGGCCCCACCTAACTAGATAATCTAATATTTGATATTATGGAAGTAATCGTTAGAATCATTAAAACAAATCCTTGGACCGGGATTACTAAATGGCCCACATGTTTTGATTATGTTGGATCTTATTGGACAAGATCAGGTAATCGTTACACAGGTCTTACTGAAGAACAAGCAAGACGTCTAGAAAAAGAAATTGGTTATCAGGAAGGAGAACTCTCTCCAAATAGTAATTATTGGAAAACATTTGCATGTCAGATTGGTAAAAAAGATTTGATCTTGCACACAGAAAATCCTTACGATGAACTGCAATATTTGTTCCTTAAAAGTCATAAAAGAGTAGCTAATGGTCTTAATAACATTAAACCATCTAGTGACTATGTAATGATTAATAAGGATAGTGAAGCTGAAGAAGCTAACAAGATCAATAAAGTTAAACGTGATGCATATAGAGAGATGGATAAGATGTCTATTGAAGATATGCGTAAGTGTTTGAGACTGTATGGTATTAAATCTGATACTATGTCTAATGAGCTTATTGAAGCTAAGATGACTGAACAGATCGAAAACTCACCTAAGAACTTTATGATGAAATGGGTTGAAAACCCTAATAAAGAAATTCACTTCGTAATCGAAGAAGCTATTTCTAAAAACATTATTAGAAAGAATAGAGCTAACTATTATTTTGGAACAGACTTGATTGGTAATGGTCTTGATGATGTAGTTGCTTATTTGAAAGATAAAAAGAATAATGATATTAAGATGGCAATACTTAATGAAATTAAGTCTAAATAATGAATAATCGTACTGCACATATTTAGTTTAAAGTTATCCTTGATAAGAATGCTTAGGGGGTTGCCTTCGGTGGTGCTCCCGCATTTTTACCATAGGAAATAGACTTATTTCTTAACCAAGGATAGGATGAGATCATAAGTAATAAGATTAGTGGTAACAATGTACTTAAAGTAGGATTTGAAGGTTCTCAATAGAGAATATCAGAACTAGATGCATTAGTACGTACAGATAAGAATGTAACTGCTAATAGAAGCGAATTTAATGAATTCGTATTAGATAATGTGCATAAGGACGGAGAAAGACTTACTATATGGAGTGTAATGCTGAAGTATGGTAATTATCCTACTAACTGTTTACTAGTAGATCATAATACAGCTGGATTATTTAAGTAGACATATAATAATACTCCATGGGTAGAATACCCAGTATCTGCAATAGAGGATAATCAACTGTTAATATATGTTGATCCTATATTGATGGAAGATGAGTTATATAGACCTACAGATAATAAATATGCTGTTGATATTACTTATATAAAGAAGCCTACTCCTTTTGATTATACTAAGCCAGACGAAGAGCTAGATTTACCTAATGATGTAATGACTGAAGTAATAAACAGAGCTGTAGTACTGGCATTAGAGAATATAGAATCACAAAGAACTGCTGGAAAGTTATAGTTAAACCAATTATCTGAATAATTATGCGTGAGAGAGATTTTCAAATACAGTTTGAAAGATAGTTGTAGACTTTAATACCTGGGTATAATACTACTACTAAACTTAATTCAGATACTATCTTTTCATATATAAATCGTGCTAAAGATGAGTATGTGAAATAGTTGTATAGAGTATTTCAGCAGAATCAAGAGATAACTGATAAATTACGTACATTGGTAGATAAGACTATCTATACTAAATCTGACTTTATGGTAGAGGATAATAGATGGTCAACTAGCTATCCAAATAACTATTTGTTTGCACTAGGTGAAGAAACATTTATTGATATTTATTCTAATGCTTGCCCATTGTTAGTAGTTAGAACCAGGGACGTATTAGAAGCTACCATAGAAACAGTAGACAGAATTCTAGAAAATAGTTTGTCAGAATACCACCTCCACCACAATCAAGCCAGACCTGTTCGCCTATATACGGAGAACAAAATAGTATTGATTACTGATGGAAATTACGGTATTACTAAGTATATACTTACTTACTTAAGAAATGCAAAAGATTTAGGTAAGGATCTAGTGAAAGAATATACAGAGTTACCAGAAGTAACTCACCAAGAAATTGTTGATGCGGCAGTTAGACTATATCTGTCAGAAGCGGCTTCAACTAAATAGTCAGATAAATCTGACGAATAATAAACGCGTTCATGGGCGTGGAAATCTGAAATAAGGAAAGTAGTACATGAACAAAAAAGTTTACATGAGCGCACATTGTTAAACTAAATAAAATATATAATTATGCTTCAACATGTGGATTATATCCTAATTGGTAAAAATCTGCCGGCATCATATACAACTGCTGATGCTTTGAGTGCAGGCGACGTTGCTTTGTTCGACCAGAATAGAGCTATCATTAAGACTGCTGCTGATGCAGTTAATGCTACTTCTCTTTACGTAGGAGTTGCTCAAAATAAGATTAATGTAACTATGCCAAATGGTACAGTTGCTCAGAAAGCTAATATTAAATTCGGTAATGAAATCCAAAAAGCTTCTAAACCGAGTGCAGTTATTGGTGAATATGTAGCACCTGTTCAGGACAAAATTGTTATTACTTTGACTGACGCTACTATCGTTGCTGGTCATAGATATGTTCTGAGAATGGTTTACAAAGATATCTATGAAGCTCCAGGTCAGTTCACACATACTTATGAAGTATATGCTGATTCTAATGACGCTGAAGCTTTGGCAGCTGCTATTGTTAAAAAGATTAACAAACACAAAAATCGTAGAATCCAAGCTCAGGCTTCTGCTGCTGTTATTACTTTGACAGCTATGGAAAAAGACGATAATGAAGGAGTTTACTCATTGAGTGAATACTCTGTAGTTAGCATGGAAGCTACCTTGTATACTACTGTTCCTGGTGCATTGCTGGCTAATCAGCCTACTGCAATCCCTGGTGCTACTATCGTTAAGACTCCTGGTAATCCTGGTAAAGGCTACTGGAAACAAGTACGTGATGCTGAAGTACGTTTCATGGGCTACCAAGGTCATGTATTTACTGGAGCTTATCCTGAAGTAGAACAGGCTAGAATGGTAGAAGAAGGTGCAACTTACGACTATATTACTATCGAAAACGATAACCTGTATTTGAGTAATGATAATCAATATATCAAAACTACTCCGCTTACTACTGAACTGTATGTTAAGCATTCAAGTGGTTTTGCTACCTCTATCGTTGCTAAAGGTATCGAAGCATTTATCGCAGGTAAAGCAGCCTAATAATAAATTACTGTAATAACTAAGTGGGGCGGGTTGGATTATTCCTTCCCACTCCACTTTTTTTATTTTTATAATATGAATAAAATAGTTGATGCAAATATAAAGGATAACATACTAAAGTTTAATATTATAGCAGATGTATCCATTACCAATAGTTCACAAGTAATAGTATACATAAATGAATGCAGTAATATTAAGAACCTGTATAGTGATGATCCTAAGCTGCAAGATTATGTATTTGATTCTACGAATAGTGCCATATCTGTAACTCCAATTGTTAGAGAAGGTGAACCAGAGCTAGTTACTACTGTATATGCTTATGAGGTATCTATTACTTCTGATATAATTAGTAGCTTTGATTCTAACATGAAGTATATCAAATTATATTGTACTACAGAGAATTATGTTAACGATTACATAGATGGCATAATCTACGATCCTAATACGTTATATGAAGCAGAGATAAAGATGTTACATAGTTATTGTAATACTTGCTTAGATGATAAGCAAATGCAGAAGGTAATGATATTAGTCTTTAAAAGACAGCTTTTAGAATAGGCTATTGCTACTTCTCATAATAAAGAAGCTATGCAATATTATTTAGATTTGGTGCGCTTAATGGGCGTTAATGTTAATAAAAAATGTGATAATAATGGATGCTAGGAATGTAAAGTGTGCTTTAACGGGATGTGTTCCCTGTAATAAAAACTGCATCCAACCTCTTAATCAATTCTTCTATGTAACTGTAGATTACAAAGGTAATTTAGTAATAATATCTGACTATGTTAAATATCCTGAAGTAGAAGTGGACCCAGCTGATCAATAGATTACGTTCCATGATAAAGAGGTTACGGATTTCAATAAACCTGATACTAAACTGTTTTACAATGGAATACACAAAATTACTTGGTAAAGTAACCTTAACAACAGATGGTCTACACGATAGTGCTAGAACATATGATAGACTATGCTTAGTATATGACTCTGCATATAGATCTTTCATATCCATTAAAGATGTACCAGCTAACATTAGTATTGACAATAAGACCTATTGGCAACCATTAAGCATAATTACAGCTGATAATGAGGATTTAATGGTAGATGAGAATCTACGTATTAAATTTGCAAATAAAGAGTATAACCCTACACAGAATAGTGGTATGGGTTATGTTATACTACGCAAGAGAAAAGACAATATAATCACATAGGAAGACTTCAGTCAAGCTAATACCTTATACGTAGTAGAGTATGATTTCTACTTAGGTAGTAGTACTATTACTATACCAGAAGGGTGTGCAATATACTTCAAAGGTGGTACTTTAAATGCAGGTACTGTAGTAGGTACAGATACTATGGCATATGGTACTATAAGTAATAAAGGAGATGCTACATTTGATGGTACTTGGTAGGAATCAGGTACAGGAAGTGGAGGAGACCTTAGTGATTTAGAAGAAAGAGTAAAGAGATTGGAAGAAGCTATGTTCCCATATAAATTTACAGTTAGTGGAGGTGGAGTATATAAGAAAGGCACTACTTCTTCAGTTACTGTTAGATGGTCATTTGTACAAGGTACTACGACTGCTACACCTGATACATTAACTATTAATGGAGAGTCTGTAGCTCCTTCATAGACTAGTAAGACATACCTAGATGTAGGTGTAGATACTGATTATGTGATCAAAGCCACTAAAGATGGAATCGAGTATACTGGTACAGTTACAGCAAGATTTGTTAATCCATCATACTTTGGGGTAGTTCCTAGTAACTTTGTACCTACAGAAGAACTAGTGAAAGAACTTAGTAGTGGTGATATTATAAAGAATACTAAGACTTACGCTACTCCTACATTTACACAGAATGCTTAGAAGAACTGTTATGCATATCCAAAAGCGTTTGGTATGCTAACTGATATCAGAGATATGAGTAATCAGAATTTGAACGGTTCTTATGTTTATACTGAGATAGCAATTAATGACGAGATGTATTATGTATATGTTCTCAAAACGCCATCTACAGTAACAAATTACAAAATAATCTTTAATTAAAAGATATATGATACAAATTATAGATAACTTTGAACATAGAAGTAAACTACCTAATTTCGCCAGAGATCAATTCGATACCCTAGAAGAAATGAAGAATGTTCGTGATGAGGACATTGATGAAGGGCATATATCTTATTGTATATCAACAGATAAACACTACAAATTTAATGCTAGCAACGCTATTGATTAGTCTACAGGTAAGTGGCGTGAATTCAAGGGTGAGAAAGGGGATCCTGGAAAAGATGGTCAAGATGGGACAAATGTTTCATCTAATCTTACTGCATTCGTCTTTAAGTCTAGTGAAACTACACCAAGCAAACCCGTGGGTGGTAGTTGGAATTCAGATACTAATGTATTTACTCCTCCAACAGGCTGGTATACAACAGATCAAAACATGGTTGGTACCATCTGGATGTCATGGGCAGTATTTTAGACTGCTGGAACTATTCAAGGGGAATGGTCTACGCCAGTTAGGATAACTGGTGAAAACGGTAAAGATGGATAGGATGGCAAATCAATAGAATTCATTTACAAGGTATCTAATAGAGTACCAAATAGTTCTGATAAGCCTAGTAGTGTAAATGAAGATGGTAGTGTGCCAGATGGTTGGACAGATCATCCTACTGGTGTAAGTGAATCTAATCAGTATGAATGGATGTGTGTCAGAACTAAAACTGATGATTTATGGTCTGATTGGAATGGTCCAACAGTATGGTCTAAATGGGGAGCTAACGGTAAAGATGGAGATGGAGTAGAATATATATACAAAAGAACTACTACTAATTTATCTCCAGATAGACCTACAGAAGTAAGTCAAGAAGATGACTTTGTACCTGAAGGATGGACTGATGATCCTACTGGTGTAAATGAGAATAACATGTACGAATGGGTATGTGTTAGAAAGTACAAAGAAGGAATTTGGGGTGAATTCAGTAATCCTGCTTTATGGGCAAAATGGGGAGAGAAAGGAGAACCAGGTAAGGATGGGAATGATGGTACATCTGTTAATATAAAAGGAGAAGTAGCATCAGAAGATCAATTGCCAGAATCAGCTCAACCTGGAGATGCCTACGTAGTAAATGGAGATTTATATGTATGGGATGGATTAAGATGGAATAATATAGGTGGTATTAAAGGTCCAGCCGGTGATTCTGCTTACGTACATATAGCATTTGCTGACGGAGTAGTTACTGATGGTTCTGGAACAGTTACTTAGGTATATGGTTTTACAACTACAGGTTCTACAGTAGGTAAAGCATATATAGGAACTTATTCTGATCATACAGTCGCAGATTCACAAGATCCATTAGTATATAAATGGTAGAAGAACAAAGGCGATAAAGGAGATAAAGGTGACCAAGGTAATGAAGGACCTTAGGGAGTACCTGGAGATCCAGGAGCTGATGGTATAACTCTTTACACATGGATTAGATATGCTGAAGACGCTAATGGTACTGGTATAAGTAATAGTCCAGATGGCAAGAGTTATATTGGACTGGCTTACAATAAAACCACTGCATCAGAAAGCAATAATCCTAGTGACTATACATGGTCAAAGATAACGGGTAGAGATGGAGTACCTGGACCTGCTGGAGAAGACGGTAAAACATTATATACTTGGATTAAGTACGCTGATACTATGCCTACTTCTTCATCTAGTACTATATATGATATACCTAATGAAAATACTAAGTATATTGGTATAGCAGTAAATAAAGATACAGCATCTGAAAGTACAGATGCAATGGTCTATACTTGGAGTCTATTTAGAGGAGCAGATGGTACTAATGGTGCCGATGGAAAAGACGGTAGAGATGGTAGAATTGTATATCCTGCTGGTATATATGATGCTACAGTAACTTATACAGCTACTGATACTAAAGCACCATACGTATTATATGGAGAAACATATTATGTTATGAACGTAACCACTAGTTGGACTGGTTCATAGAATGATGGTAAAACTCCTGCAGATAACTATGAACAATACGGCGAACATGCTACTTGGATACCAATGGAAAGATTTGAAGCTATATATACGAAATTACTGATTGCAAATAATGGTACAATAGGTAGTTTTGTATTCAACGGAGATTACATGTTCAGTCAGCAAGGAGTGGATTACCTATATAATGAGGTAGATAATTACGAAGATTTTGGTAATGATTCAATTCCATTCAAGTTTACAGATACATCCATGTGGATTAAAAGTTCAGTATCATACGTCTCATTTACAGATAATACTATTAACATAACATAGGGATCCAATAGTACATTAACTTTACTATCCGATAAATTAACGAGTGGCCAAAGTATTCCAGAATTTTATGTACAAGTTTCTGGAGTTACAGAAGGAAGTACTTCTGCATACTTAATATGGAAATATTACACAGAAGATGGTGGAACAAGTAACTACGATTATATACAAACATCTGGTATAATTAAATTACACGGTTCTGTATACAATTCTTTAGGCTCTGCCAGTCTTTCTTTGTATACTAATAGTACAAGCCTAGATAATGAAATTACTGTGACATTACTACCTACTACTTTCATACCAAATCTTTAGATTAATGGTAGAACTGGAGATGTCGTAATTAATAGAGGTACTTTCAAAGGAAGTATGGCAAGTAATTGGTACAAAGTGGAACTATCTGGAAGTGATACTAATACATTAGCTATTGGAGAAGGAGATACATACATAACTATTACTGGAAATGGAACATCACCAAATACTATGCGTATACAACTACCGTCATATACATATAGTTCCTCTTTAGTAGGAAAAGTACTAACTACATTCCATGTAATTAATTTGTCCGGCTCTGTATTAGATTTTAATAATATTGTAGGACGTATATTTCCAGCGTATACTTTTCCAGGTGGAAATGAATATTCTAATGTGTTTGTGAAATAGTATGGCAAATTAGATGTTGCTATAGTTATAGGAGGTTTTCCTGTACTTTATTATTTCTATGTATTAAACCCATGGGACTTCGAATTAAGTGATGCATACACTTCTGGAACACAAAACCCTGTATCAAAAACGTTTGGATAATGGTCACAAAAGTAGATAATAAATTGAGATACTCTGTTAAAATAAATTACAGAGATGTTTTAGCATCTATTTGTGTAAATGAACTAACATCTTTACTTAGTAAAGTAGATTTCGTTCAAGATCGGTAGATGCTGAAAGCTATGATCTGTCATTGCAAAAGACAGATAGGGACAGACATTCCACTAGGATTTACTACTATATGTAATCTGTTCACTCCTTATACAGAACCTGAATGTTTACACGGTAGAGTAATATACAACCTATTCCAATTAGGAGGAGGTATAGAAGAAGCTCCGATTGATGGTAAGTAGTATGCTAGACAAAATGCTAAATGGAGTGAAGTTACAGGCGGAGGTGGAGGAGAAATGGAAACAAACACTCCTCTAGTTAAACCAATTATGACAGTATTGTGGACTAATAAAAGAACCGGTAATACTAGTAATTCATTAAACATTAATACTGAAATAGGGGACACCTATAAATGGAGTGGTAACTATATGTGGCAATCAAAGAAAAATTATAAAGATCCTGAAACTATGGAAAGTAATGTGTTTATTGAATTAACAGAAGATGGAATACAATCTCCTACAGTAGAGATGGAAACATTATCTAATACTAATTACTATGTAACACTTAAAGCTCCTAAAACTGGTTATGAAATAGTAGATGGGCAGTTAGTACCGGCTACTGGAGATGACGAAGAAACAGTAAATAGCAAAATTACATTCCTATATCCTGTTTATTATGGAGTAAAAGGTAATATGAATAAACAATTAGTTTCTTCTAACAACATAACTATATCCAATATAACTACTAGTGACAGTGAATATTTTGTGTACAAATATCCTAGTAATTTTCCTAAGCTAACTACTATTACTTAGAATGATGCTTATAATGTTACACAAGCATTTAACTATAGTGAAGAATCATTCACAACTGATACAGGACTTAAATTAACAATGAGAGTATATACTTCTGCTAATCCAGGAGCATTTACTAATGCTAAACTAAACTTTAAATGACAGAGAGTATAATCACATTCCCGTCGAAGATTGGTAGTAATAACCCTAAGGCCTATGGAGCAGTTAATGCGACATAGGTTTCTGGGCATAAATAGGTTTTTACTACTAGTGATCTGTATACTATTTCTGATTCTATACTTAGCGAAAGTAAAGATAATACTAATAATGATGCTATAGGTTAGAGGTGGTTCGTACAGAGTTCATAGGCTTATTACCAATTAATCAGCTGGGAAAATAGAAATAATAGTAGAGGTTGGTCAGTAGTGCAAGGCGGGAGTGGTGATGGAGGTACTAATATTGTTATATCTGATACTCCGCCTTTAGATACTAATGACATATGGGCAGATGACTCTGAAAAGTCAATTCCTGAATATGTGAATGAAGACTTATAGAGTTTGATATAGGCAGTTAATGCTATTCAACAACAGATAAGGAAATATGAATATGCATTTAACAATCAATTAAGTTCTGGAGATTTTACTAATAATACTGCTGATGCTATTACTAGCATAGAACCAGAATAGCCTGCAGAATATACAGAAGAGTAGAACTTAAAATATATAGGAACTAATACAGCTAGAGAACCAGAATATCCTGCATACTCTGAAACAATGATACCAAATTTAAAACATTTGTGTATTAAAGCAGGTAAGTATACTGATCTATTAGCTAATCAAGATAAATTTTTAAATAACGAATTATTGTGGTGTACCGATACCCAGAGACTTTATATTAAAAGTGAAGGTAACCTTGTATGGATTAATAAATCCGGAGGTGGTGGAGGTGAAGACCCAGACCCAGGAGATGAAGGCATGACTAAAGATGATTTAGATAAACTGGACTATATTGGATTTGTAGCTCCAAGTGGACAAACTTATCGTGTTAAGGTAAGTAATGACGGTAAACTTATTGTTTACATGAAAGAACTCGATACACCTCAAGCAGAACCAACTGGAGGTCAAACAGATCCTAGTACTGGCTGGGTGTATGTAACTTCTTTGTATTTACAGAAATTATATATTAATAGTTTATACTGCGGAGGACTAACTGCAGATGAACATAGCTATAATTACTGTTCACATAATTTTGTAGAATTATCCAATCTAACTGATGCGGATATTAATCTAAATGGGCTATCGTTATAGTACTCTAGTGGTGGTACTAATTGGGAAGTTCTTCCCCTTGAAGGGCTAATTAAAAAAGGAGAAACATTTCTTATTAGAGGAGCGCAATGCTCAGTAATGGATGCAAATACTACTCGTATCAAAGTAAACAGTTATGATATGGAATGGTATGCTAAAGACGGATAGTTAATTAAGTTTGATAATACTAAAGCAAAGTTTTATCTTACTTGGGGTGATACTCCTTCTAGTGTAGCATCTCCATATAGTAATGTTGGAGGAAGTTATAAAGTAAGTAAAGGATATATAGATTTAGTGGGATTAAATAAAGAAAATGCCGGTGATGCAGATACTATTGATGCTAAAGAAAATAATCCATATGCTTATCTCAATTCCAACAGATTATTTACTAAGTATTATAGTATGGACCCAGTAAGTCAAGCTACTAAATCGTTGGATAAGAGAAATAATGCCAATGATTGGTATTTCGTAGATTTGACTAAAGATATTATTCCGATGATAGAATCTTATACTCCTAAGGCTACTTATGAGCATAAAAATATATTCTATAATAAAACCAAACTAGATACTACTAAACCGAACTATATTACATGTACTTTTGGTATTCAAGCAACTGCTCCTAATGCTACTAGATGCTTTAACTGGATATCTACTGAGTATCATGACGAATTCTTATGGTATAAGAAGCAAGGAGAATCAGAATGGAACAAAGTAGAATCATTCAAAAATGAATCTGGTATTAGAAAGTATTATAATAGAATTAGATCTGAGTTTACCGATGGTACAGCATTCACTACTCATAAAGTAATAATCAAAAATCTAAGTGCTGGAGTATATGATTACAAGGTAGTTAGAGATGAGAATTACGAAAGTGAAATATTACATTTTACTGTACGTGAAGGATCAGATGAATTCACCTTTGTTCAAGTATCAGACCAATAGGGATTTAGATGGGATGAATATCAGATATGGAAATCATCCGCTGAATACATCAAAGACAATGTAGCTGATATGGAGTTCACAGTAAATACTGGCGATATGACTCAAAATGGTAATCGTGTTAACGAATGGATTGACTACTATACAGGTAGACAAGCTATGAAGGATTTCGAGGAAATGCCAGTAATTGGAAATAATGACCTGTGTCCTGCCAACATTTATCAGTTAGGTAATGGAGGTGACAGTTCAAAGATTAATCCTAAGAACTTATCATTCTTCTATACTTTTGAAATGGATGAAGAGAATCCTCCTATTTTCAACATTGAGGGTAAGGAAGTATTCATTGATTCTCTATATTCATTCAATTATGGCAATGTACACTTCATGGCTATCAATTCTGAGATTACAGATGGTACTGAGAAGAATGTGTATGGACTAAGTACAAACGGTTTAGTATATTCTAATATGAAGACATGGTGTCAGAACGATATTAATAAGAATTCTGATAAGACATGGAAGATAGCGTTTACTCACGAGTTACCATTTACTATTATTACTCAGAATGTGATCAGTAAGTTCTATTGGGATAATACAGAAAACAGTAAGATTGAAAGATCTGGTAGTCACTTGAACTATAATACTACAGCTGATAATAAGTACTGGTTTAGTAAATTCTGTCAGGAGAATGACATTAGATTAGCTATAGGTGGACATAAACATACATATGCAGCTACATTCCCATTGAAGGAGAATCCAGTTAGCACTATGAAACCTATTATTCAAGTGACAGCAGAGATGCTACAAGAATCATTTGGTACTACTACTCTTGCTGCTGATAATTCAGATCCACAACTAGAAGGTCAATTATTCCCATCTACATGGATTGGTAATGATGCATATAAGACTTAGAAGCACTTGTGTACATTTGAGTTAGTAGAAAAGATAACAGCGCCTGTATATATTACTAATCAAGCTACAGGTTATAAACACACTTCTAATAAAGAGTTACCATCTCCATATACTCCTTGGGATCACTACTTCTTCCCAGCTACTATTACTCAAACTAGTCAAACAGATATTACAGCTAAAGTAAATGCTGGGCAAAGATATCCTTTCTATACTATTTATAAAGTAACAGCTAGTAATATTCAGTGCATTACTAAAAAGATTAATTACTTATTTACTTCTGCTGGTAAATATAATGTTAATATTCCTAGTAGCAGTAATCCTCCTGCAGCAATTGGTGGAAACGGAGAAATTAATAGTGGTAATGACATAATTGTTATAACAAAATGAATTTAAAAAAGTATAATGAATCTACCGGCACTTGGGATATAATTTCTTCAGGTAATGCTTCTGGTATCATGGTTACTGACCCTCACTTTTTAGAAGAGGGTCAGACCTTTAAATCCGTTAATCAGGTATTAGTGGATATGGACGATAAAGTAGAAGAGACTAAAAGAAATCTAAGTTGGGTCGTATTAAATGGTACTATTGGTGGTGGAGGAGGCGGTGGTGGAACTACTGCTTCTATCAAGCTTACTGACGGCAGTATCGTTACTACTGAAGGCGTACATTATCTCTATTCTACTTCTACTAAGTTAACACTACATTATCTTATTAGTTCTACTAAACCTAATGAGAAGTATAACATATCTGTATCACTGGATGGTAATACTATTATAAGTAATCAAGTAGGTTATTCTTCAGTATAGGGTACATTAGAAATTCCTAATATTGCTGAATTTTCTAGTTCAGCTAGTCACAGTATTGTTGTTACTGCTGAGAATACAGAAGGTATCTCAGTAAGCCCTTACTTGCTTACTGTAGTAGAATCATCTATTAGTCTAGAATCTTCCGTAACTTCTGTAACTGCTACTATAGGTTTACCATACAATATTACTTATAAAATAACTAATAAGGTATTAGGCTCTGAAACTTCTCTTATAGTTACTAATACAACTAATGGTATATCTAAGAGTTATTCTGTAGGAAAATTTACTTCAGTAGAACCTAAGTTATTAGATGTAAACTTCTTTGACTTATTCAATGGTGCTACTCCTACTGCCGGTAGTTCATATACTATATCTGCGCAAGCTACTACTTCTGTAGATACTTAGGTAATCCAATCAGATACTGTTACTAATAAAGTAGTAGTAGAAGATGGACAAACACTAGTAGTATTGGTAGATGGAATTACTACACAAGCTGATATAGAAGCAGGAACAGAACCAACAGAGTTTGCATAGTCTGGTAATATATCATTTTCATTTACTCCATACTTAGCAGGAGTATCAATTATATATTATGCTATCAGAATATAGAGAGGTACTATCACAACTGATATAGGTAACTTCGATGCTGATAGTAGTAACTTCAATTCTAACAGTTATGTGTTAAGAGGTAAAGCTCAAGTATTTAGTTGGTCTATTCCACAAGAAGAATCATACTTGGGAGACTATATTATTACTTTAAGATGTTGGTCTGAAAAAGGTAGTCCTATAACTGATACGATTCTTAGATGTAATGTCATAGCTGCAGATCAAAGTTTGATTCCTACATAGAATCCAAGCAATACTATGTACGCATAGTGGAATATAAAACAAGCTACATTTCCTCAAGAAACATCTGCTAAAATATGGTCTAGCGTTGTACCTAACTTTATTATGCCAGGATAGCAAGAAGAACAATCTGTAACTACTAATCTTAATGTATATGATACTAATGGTATACTATCGGGCTTCTTGAATGAGAATGGATAGAGTAAATTAAGATTGGCTGGAGAAGCATATGGTGTAGTTGACCTATAGCCATTCGCTAGTTCTATAGCAGATAATGCAAACTGGTCTAGATTAGGTTTTACTATATCTACTACGTTTAAAACAGATTTACATCCGTACAATGACAGAACTGTATTCTTTATAGGAGACTATTCATCAGACAATAGCTTTCAAGAAGGTATTATAGTAAGTCTAGAAGATGTAATATGGAAGTACACAGATGGAGCTATTAAGGAAAGTATATCATGTAAGATACAACAAAACACTGTAAATACTCTTGATTTTGTAGTAGACCAAAGTAATAAAGAAGTTAAGATATTTGTTAATGGTGTATTGAATGTAGCTAGAGAGATAAAAGATAATTTCACTTGGAGTACATCAAGTAAGATATATTTAGGATGTACTTACTAGAATGGTAAACCTAGTAACTTCAGCGATGTAGAGTTCTATGAAATGAACTTGTTTAGATCTCCTCTTAATGATAAACAGATAGTTATTAATGCACTTAATGCTAGAGTAAGAGCTACATTAACTAGTACAGGTTCTGTAGATTTTACAGAGTATAACAACTTGAAGTTAAAGAACTTCTTTAGTATAACAGAGAATAGTAGTTCTTCAACTCTTTGGGATGACTCTACTGGTACATACGCTAAATTGAATTTTAACAGTCTTATTGGTGATGTTAATAGAAAACCACCTCTTCCAGTAGTATTAATAAACTGTTCCAATTCTGGATTTACTAAAGCTGTGTATGAAGCTATTGGACCAAATTCAACTATGTACAATGGTTGTACTCTTAGTTACTTTGATCCAGATTCAACTAGTGGATCTGCTGTATCTACTACAGATGTATCTGTATAGATTCAAGGTACATCTTCTACTGGTTACAGAAGTAAGAACTTAGAGATTGCTCTCAATAAAATACTTACAGATGATGAAGGTAAATCTATTGGACCAGAGTTATTTCAACCAAAAGCTAGTTGGATGCCTGAGAATCAATTCACATTGAAGGCTGACGTTGTAGATAGTGCTCATGCTAATAATGCTTCTATTGGTAAGTGGATTAATGACAATGCAGATGTACTATTTGATAAGACACCTCCAATGTAGGAATTGGAATCTAGACGTCCTGTGGATTCTATAACCCCTAGTGAAGTACATAATGAGGTAACTATCAAACATACTTTGGAAGGTTTCCCTATCATCCTACTTATACAATTTGATGGTACTAGTACTCAAGAGATGTTGGGTATATATTCTTTCAACTTAGGACGTGCTGCTTATTACAACATGGGTATGAAGTTCTTAAAGAACTTTACTACTAAGATTAAAAATGTAACTGGAGAATATGTAGATCAACCATTGCCTGCTTTCATTACTAAGTATGAAGCATATAAAGTAAATGAGAACTTTGGTAGTATTAATCAATAGTAGATTTACTCATATGAATTTGGAGATAACGCTAACATTATTGAGACTCCAGAAGGTATACAACATACTGCTCTATTCATGCAGGATGACTTAACTGTATTATAGCATGTAGGAGAATTTAAATATAATGGAGCTACTCAAGATGCTACTTCTGTAACTGACAACAATATATGGTAGAGACTGTAGCTACTATTTACCACACTAGCTGGTATGACTGGTGAAGAGATAAGTAAATACAGATGGAATACTATAACTAAGGGATATGAGAAAACAGGAGCTACGTATCCTGCACAGCAATCTTGGTCTGCTCTTGCCGATGATCTTACTTTAAGACTAAGTATTAGAAATGCATATTCATACTTTATGATATGTGTAGTATTCGGTCTTGTAGACTCATTAGGAAAGAATATGGTGTTAAGATCATGGAATGTAGGAGGATCCACTACAGATTAGAATATGAATAAGTGGTACCCATGTTTCTATGATATGGATACTGCAAATGGAGTAAGTAACACTGGTGAAGAAAATGTTGCTAAGACAGCATATATAGATGGTTTCAGCAATGCGGATACTACTACAGGTGTAAACTCTCTTATAATCAAATAGAATGATCCTAATAACGGATATGATGAATATTCAAGTAGATTGTGGGATGTTCTAAGAGATAGTAGATTTATAAGTACCGGAGTGTATTCAGGAAGTGATTATAATGGATTATGGGATCTATGGAGAACCAATAGTTCATTATTAACTAGTTCTTCTATGTTTGTTGAAAACTACTTTAGTGCTTAGACAAAGAACTGTGGAGAACTATTATACAACTATGACTACCGAGTTAAGTATCTTACGAAATATTAGAAAGATGAAGATAGCCCTGCGTCATATGCTAATGTGGAATTCTTGCATGGTACACGTAATGACTTTGTAAGAGATTGGCTAAAGAAGAGATTGACATTTATGGATGGAGTATTCTTATTTGCTAATAATAATATTATCTATCCGTACAATGAAAAAGGTTCTTTCAAGTGTGGTGGTGCTTAGAACAACAACTCTAAGTTAACTATTAAGATGAATAGTCCTGCTATACTTACTGTGAATATAGGTAATGCAGCAGGTAGTGAAACTAGATATTACATAGAAGAGAATGTGGATACAGATATATATCTGCCATCTTTATCTTCATTTAATACTCAGATTACAGTAAACAATATGTCTGAGATAAGTAATATGAAAGGACTGGACGAGATTAGATTTCAAGGTTTCATGACATCAATGTCGCTACCTAGTATGTCCGAAATAGATATACAAAATACTAGTACATTATCATCGAACCCTATAGACTTTGCTACTATATTCGTTAAGAGATAGGATGGCAAGAGTGTTTCAGATATTAGACATATTAATTTGTCTAACACTAGTTTTTGGTCAGGGAACAGTGGTGTTAACTCATTTCCAGTAGATGTATAGAACTATAACAAACTAAAGACAATAGATATATCAAATGGATGTGTAACTTCATTAGCACTACCTAATGCCGCATTATCTGCTCTTACTTTAACAAATTCTGCGATAGAAAGAGTAACTCTAGCTGATCAACCTTTTATTAGTAAAATTGATTTTACAGGATGTAATAAACTACAATCCGTAGAAGTAAGTAATTGTAACTAGATAATAGAATTAGACTTACGTAATTTGAGTGACTTAACTAGTATCAATATTATTGGTTGTGCTAAGCTCGAAAGAATTTATGCACCTAACTGTAATAAGTTAGCCACATTTAATGTGTCAAATGCTAATGCACTCAAGTCTGTAACCCTATCTAATTGTAATAATGCTAATTTAAGTATTAGTTTAGTAGGAGCTCCTAATCTTGAAGAATTGAATTTAGATAATACAAATACTACCGATGTAATTGAATTTGCACCAGGATTCAATAAATTGAAGACATTAAATATTTCTTCAAGTAACATTAATGCATTTCAATTTGGAAATGATCCTGTAGCTACTACATCTGCAGGTGAAAGAATATTAGATCTTAGTCCATTTAATTTTACTAATCTATACATGTACTATAACAGCTCTAAGTATGTTAAGTTTAAGAATAGTAAGACTAATCCTTTCGCAGTTAATAGTTCTACTTTTAATAACTGTTCTAGTTTAACCAGAGTATTCGGACACATAAAACTAACATCAGGAAGTGTATTCAATACTTGCCCTAACTTCTTTATACACGATGTACTAGAAGACGTGACTATTAAACCAACTAGAGGGCAATGGTACGGTCCAGATACAGATACTACAGAAGGCTAGGAATAGTGGGATAACAATCAAGGATTAGAGACTAATATATCTATAGGTACTACTAATTTAAGTAACTGCTTTGTAGGGACTAAAGTAAACTTATATGATGTATATTATATATTGAACATGTGTGACGATGTTGAAAATATTGTTTCTATATTTCATTCTTGTTCAAATGTAATTACAGATTTTAGTAATCCTCTAAGTAGAGACACATTTAAATATTGTGGTAATGTTACTAATGCTTAGCATGCCTTCTATGCTACTAGACTGACAGGTCCTATGTATAGTCCTACTCATACTGGAGATACAATTACTGAATACAATGGTTTATTAAGCCCTTTGAAGAAGTTAGTATCCTGCAGTAGTATGTTCGAAACTGCTGCTGGCAATTTCTACATAGATGATTTATTCTTTGCATAGATAGGTGCTAATCAATATTTACAATTGGCGCATCTGTCTAGCATGTTCAATTACGGTGGTAGTAATATAATATTTGTAGATAACTGTGATGAAACTTTAACTTCAGCAGAAGTAGCAGAGGGACGAAGAGCATATGCTAGAGCATCTAAATTATTAAGAGATCTTCCCAATCTGGATACTATAGCTAATATGTTCAATGGTTGTTGGTTTAATTTCGATACAGAAAGTACCGACGATAGTGTAATATATAGTCCGTTATTCGCTTATAATAGCAAACTAAAAGTAGTTAGTTGGAGTTTCAGAAATATCAAAGCTAAAGGTTCATTGATTAATCTATTTGGTGGTAATTCAGTATTTGATAGTAGTAATTTATTCTCTAGGCAAATAACTAAATTATTAGGATGTTTCTATATAACTTCTAATGATGGAGACAAGGTGTATTTCCCTATACACAATAGTATGTTTAGATAGATTAAACTTACTTTACAATACATAGGTAATACAGAAGATACTAATCAGATTCCAGATTAGGCTGCTACATGTTTTCATGGTGCTGGTATAAATAGAGTATTTGTTAGAGAGTCTGATGAAACATATCCTTATGATGTATTTAAAGGTGTTGTTAATCTGATTGCGTGCCCATGTTTCTTTGCTAATATGACTGTTCCTAATTCTAGTGGAGTAGTATACGAACTACCGGGAAACATTTTCTAGGACTGTTCAAATCTAGTACAGATAACAGGTTGCTTTAGAAATCAATTAGTAAAGTATAAGTTGACAGGTAAGGGATTTACCAATTGTAAACTTACAAATGTTGCGTATGCGTTCTATGAAGATTCAGAAAGTTATACAAAAGAAGGAGGAGTTCCATATGGTTTATTTTATATGGAAAGAGATGTAGTAAGAGCCTCTACTGGTTGGAGTCATGCAGATGCACTTAAACTAGGAATAACTGAAAACTTTGGTATAACTGAAGAAGGAAAACATGATCCTGATGCAGTACTTCCACAAACTATTGATTACAGCGAATCAATAAAAGCTGTTAGAAGTAGTATAACTGATATGCGATATGCATTGGCAAACTTCTCTAGCCCTAATGCAGAAGGATACATTAGAAAGCAAGTAGAATTAAATACTGTTGAAGATGCGGGAGATTTGATAATAACTAATGAAAATTATAATGTTTCAGAATTTATAGTAAATACTGCATATGATCCTAGAGATCAAATACCTAATCCAGGGTATGATCCTAATAATCCTGGTTCTACCCCAGAATATATTGATAATCCCAATAAGGATATACATAGAGTAATAAAGAATCCAAACTATAGTCCTTACAAGAAAATATGGAATATTGATTATTATGATGGAGTATATGGTCTAGGGGATCTGATATAGAACAGTACTTTGTATCAGAACATACAA